AGTTTCCTGTCGCTGAGGATGCTCCTTTGTATCCTGTCGCTGAGGATGCTCCGTAGTTTCCTGTCGCTGAGGATGCTCCGTAGTTTCCTGTCGCTGAGGATGCTCCTTTGTATCCTGTCGCTGAGGATGCTCCGTAGTCTCCTGTCGCTGAGGATGCTCCTTTGTAATCATCAGAATCCGCTTCTGGTTTTACTCTTTCTTTCGTATATTCAATAGCCGCTTCTACTAATCCTGCAATACTAAGTTTTGCACCAATTTTAATTTTTGTTGATGCAACTTTGGTATCGTCTGATTCTTTCGAAAGCTTTCCACTCTGTTCAACTTCATGATATACACTTTCCGAAGGACTGTAATAACCAAGACAATCCAACGGATATTCACAAGTATGGAATCCATTTTCACAAACTAATGCATTGCTTTCTTCATATTCTTTACCTTCCTCATACTGAAAACCTCTGCAAGTCATATCTTTGTTGAATCCTTTGTATGATTTAATAACTTCACTCATATTCTCTATCCTTTCTCTTCAATCATTCCAACATTTCTGTTATCTGTAATGGCATTTCTGATAACTAAACTCATCTTACCGAACAGTGTTTCGTTTCTCACTTCTTCTCGGTAAGATCGCATGAAGTTTGAGCTAGCCACCTGTTCATTGTAATTTTTGTCAATTGCCCATGTTCTTAACTGACTAGGGCTGCCAACTGCTTTCTGAACAAGCTTCGGAAGTTTCTCAAATTCTTCATCAGCATAATACCCGCATCTTTTGAGTGCTTTGCTGACAAGCGACCACGCTTCTACTTCGTTCATCTGTTTTGGTTGAGTAATGAACTGAATCTTCTCCATTAATTGTCCTGGGACTGGTGCAAAACCTTTTGTGTCTGATCTGATGTAAGCCATTAAAGCTTGTTCAACAACGCTGTATTCTTCTTCTTCGAATATCTTCTGCCACATATTGACGGTGTATTGCTTGTCTTGCACATCCCATTGAGGATACGTGGCTTGAATCATCATTATGATTTGAATTGTTTCATTTTTTGTCATGTCCGTAACTCACTCCATTCAGAAATCTTTCCATTGGCAGAATTTGCAGTAGATACACTCTGATTTAAGTAACTCCCAAATTTAGTACCGAACAATGTCTCTGGTCTCAAAAACTTGCTCATGTTCGTACCGTTCCACTCAGCGTATTTCTTGTCAATCACTGCCTTGAAATCATCAACAGTGAAATGTTCATTCAGTCTTGCTCTAATATGCTTCTGAGTGCTTTGAGTTTGATATCTGTATCTTGCTCCGGTTCTCATATTCAAGTACGATATGATTTCTTTGATTGACTCAATCTGACTGCTTGTTTCCTCAATTTGTTCGATTTCTCTATCAGATGTAATCTTTTCAGTTGCCGGGATGCATCTCTTATCCATCTGAGATTCATCAAGAGTGTAAGCCTTGTTCTTTTTCAACCCAAGCATTTTCTTTTCGTCAATGCAATCAGTTGGCTTGTATCGGTCAGATTGAATGTAGTTATGCATTCTCCAATGCTTGATTACGATAACACCACTTTCAAACGTCAGAATGAATCTCTTCATAATTAACAAGTCATAATCATCATTTGAAGCACCACACATTCTCTGAATCTTCCGTGGATTGCTGACAAATCCATCATCGTCAGCATTCATCGAAAGATGGAAGTAAAGCATCTGAGAGCTGCTAGGCATTCCCAAAAATTCATCTGATTCTGTGATTCTTTTCGTAAACATTCTTCTCTCTCCCAAATCAAGCTCCCCCTGGCTTTAATTCTGCCTTTCTTTGTAAATATCTCTTTCTGTCATATTCTTTCTTGTGTTCCATGTGAGATTTTCTCCACTTTTTACATTTTTTGGTATTGCAATCAGTGTCATAAGAACTGGAACGATTCTTTTTAATCCTTTCCTTATTCTTCAGATAATATTGTTTATTGTATTCAGAACGATCTCTTTTGACCGGATGCTCTTTCCTGTACAGCTTTTCTCTTTCTGCTCTGTATTCATTGTCCGTACCTTTATGATACTTTTCACCTGTTGACTCTTCGTAAAATTGATAGTCTCGATTATTAGTCTCTGACATATCGCTTGACGTAAGTTCGTCCCATATACAATCGGCATACGGACAATTAAAACAATTTGGATGGCAACACTTTTTCGGCTTATGAGAACGGGAGTTCATCTTCAGCACCTTCAGGAATAGACATAAAATCGTCTCCGCTAGAACCGTATGGTGATTTTCCAGCTTCTGCATTGCTAGCAGTGGAACTTTCATTACTCTCTGATTTACTCTGAGCGATTTCCTGTGACTCTACGATAATCTCTGTCGTAAAAACAGTCTGTCCATCTTTGTTCTTGTAACTGCCAGTCTGAATTCTTCCAGTAATCGCAACTCTCATTCCTTTTCGGAAATATTTCTCTGTGAATTCTGCTGATTTCCCAAATACTGTACAATTGATAAAATCAACTGTAGGCTCACCGTCTCTTTTAAAACGCCTTTCAACTGCCAGTGAAAACTTTGCTACTGAAACGCTTTCATTTTGTCCATATCTCACTTCCGGATCACGGACAAGTCTACCAACTAAACTTACATTGTTCATTCTTCTACCTCTTCAATTGTCACTTCTACTCTCGGTTTCTGCTTGTCAATATCAAATGATAGTGTTGGAGTGAGTACATCATCCCAGCCATCATTTTTGAGGACTCTGCACTTCTGTAAAGCATCTTCAAATGATTTTATAAAAGCTGACGCAACGTTCATTCTGTCATGCATCTTATTCTCACAATAAAATTCGTAGTGAATAATTACAGGCCTATCAATTTTTACTCCGCGCAAATCCTTGCTCAATTTAATGTACTTAGCACATATCGCATCATTCTTGCTCTTTTCAGAATTTCGATACTTCTTTGTCCGGTGATCGTACATTCTTCCACCCAAAAGCTCATTTAATCCGCTTTTAAACCCTTTAACAGTCACATGATATTCCATTACTTATCACCCTTTTTCTCGTTCTCTTCTTCCTCTTTCATCAGCTCTGAAATCTGACTTGCTGTCTTCGGTTGCTCGAACCAATCTGAGACTGTTGTTTCTTTGTGAATCAGACCGTTATAGATTCCGGTATATTCAACAAGTTCATCAGAAGTCATTGTTTCAACCTTGTGGTTCAGACGTTTCTCAATCATTTCCTGTGTCACGCCTTTCTTCGAAAAGTACGCAACCAGTGTTCTTACTCTGTCAGACAGTGGTAAGCTCTCTTCTCCCCTGAGAGTCTTCTTGCACTCATTGATACAGTTTTCAATAAGGTCAGGTGGCAAAATCGCAAGGATACGGCTTCTGAGTCTTCTTGCTCCATCGTTTGCGGTCTTCTCATAGATATCACGCTGAGATGTGAGCTTGTTATTCCCGTACCGTGTCTCTCTGATATGCTCAACGGTAAAGTTCTGACTGGAAATAGTGTTCGTCTCCAAATCCCATGCGTAAGCCTGCATTTCAGAACGTCCATCTTCGTGTGAAAGCTCTTTAATACCGTAATCCATGTTTCCGTAGCAGCGAGCAAGCTCCTCAGCAAATCTGATCGTAACTCCTGTCACAGTCTCTTTTCCTCTTGGATAAGAATAGAATGCACTTTCTGCAAATCCTTTACGCTGACACGCTTCAATCGCCTTGGTGTAAGACTGTGTGTAGTTTCTAGGAAACTGTTTCGCCAACAGAAGCTTTCCCTGTGCTTCTACCATTGCTCTGCTCGACTCAATAGCAACGGTTCCCTGATTTATTTTTGATGTATCAGCCAGTGGAATTGTAGGTACTCCTACCTGATACTCTTTTACTTCATTGTTTGACATAGTTGTTTATCCTCCTATTCAAATTCTTTCTGTAACCATTTTGGCAATCCAAGACTCTGTACGTCCCCGGTTTCGCCCATGTATCCATACCAATTGTCAGTAACCTTGCAGTTATGGTATATTTCCATCAAATCGTGAAATAGATTCTTTCCCTCAATCATCATGTATTCATCAGCTTGAAGAATGTTGATCGCATACGGCGGTTTCTTTTCCTGTGCCACGAAAATGAATATCGCATCTTCACCAGTATTCGCTTTGTACCCCTCGCAGTACATTCCGGCTTGCAGATCATATCCATATTTGATAGCCGTTGCTCTGAAAGCTTCTGTTTCTGCGTTGTCCGTGGTTTTATAGTCAACAAGGATATGCTGATTTCCAATAATGGTAATATCATCCGGTCTGCACTTACACTCTTCTCCTGTCTGTTCATCAGTCCAGAAAAATGACTTTTCATGTTCACCTGAAAGAAGTCTCTTTGCAAACTTGTTGGAATCGATCACTTCTGCCATGGTTTTTATTTTCTCCATGTCATCAGAAGAAACCACGTCTTTCCCCTCATTTTCTTCTAGCCACTTCGCATATTCTTCTTTTCCGGCTTTAGTTCTCCTGTCCACGTTCAAAGCAACAGCAAATTCACTGCCAAAATCATCACGCTCAAGAATATACTTGTGGCACGCACTTCCAAATACGAGTGCTGCTGTTTTTTCTTCCTTGTTCTCCATTGACCATTTAAAATGAAGTGGAGACTTTGTAATCTTGAACAAGTCTGATTTACTGATTGCCGGATGCGCTCTATATTCGCTTTGTGGAATTGATAATCCAGCCATCAGAATACAACCTCCTTGTCTTTCCAAGCATCAGTTTCTTTCAAAGAACAGATTCTCTCAACTACGCTTTTATCAATATATTTTGTTGTGTCTGCTGCCATTTCAATTTCAAGATGTTTTTTTATTGATTCCAATTCTGCTTCTCTTCTCAACAACTCCATAAGTTCATTTACTGGAATAGTTACTTTTACAATCTCGTTCATACAATCCTCCTATACTGATCGTTTAAACAATCCTCACATAATATCTCTCCTGATATGCAATACATGTAATCTCCGTCATCGATTTTGCATCCGCAACAAGTGCATTCTACATCAGGCTCTTCTGGTTCAAAGTCATCATCACATTTATACAAATCGAATAAGCACTCCTTTCTCTTTGTCAATAATTGCTCTGTTTTTGCAATTCTTCCTTATTATATGTAAGTATGCAAAATCTTCTAATGCACACTCCCATTCTTCCGGTTTTAATCCAGTGGCAGACACGATCTCTGATTCTTCTTCGGTAAGTCCTCTTGTTTTCATGGTTCATCTCCTAAATTTATCAATGCTCTTCGTCTTGTTCGTGTACTTATTGATAATCTTCAAGTAGAATTCTGTTTCCTCAAGAAGCATCCAGTCTTTGGCGTTCAGATAATGTGCTGCTAAACACTTCTTTTGCCACAATGAAAGTTTCTTTGGTTGTTTCATTTCTCCTCCTATGCTATTATTAAGTTGGTTTTATAGCCGAGAGTGCCAGAAGGTTGCCGCCTTTGTTATGGCACTCTTTTTAATATCCGCATATCGCCCATAACGCTGTCATAAGCAGTGGGATTACTACTGATATAACTCCTACAAGAAATGGTGTCAGGTCATCGTCATATTCATCTTCTTCCATATCTGGGAGTTCTCTTCGGATATCAATTGCTTCAAGCTTCTTCCTTTTGATATCAATTACATCTAACATTTATTTATCCTCTTAGTTACGAGGAATCATGTCCTCTGTCAGTGCGTAGAAATCGCTGAGGTACGCTCCGTCTTCTGTGATGCTTAAATCAACAGCAACGTTGTTCTCATTCATCAGCATGATTCTCAACGCACACTCTTCTCCGATTGTTCCGTTACCAACAGATAAGACCTTGAACCCTTTCAGTGCGTGAAGTTCTTCGGAATCTCCATTAATTCTCTTATCGACAATCTTTTTCTTCATTGCTTTCACCTCTCTTCGTCAGTACCAACTCACGCTGCCTGCTCAATCACCGGAACATAACCATGTTTTTTCAATTCTTCGTAAAGAAATAGGCGACCTTTCTGTGACCATTCAGTCTGCATTGCAACATCAGGTCTTCCATCAGTCCTTGTAATATCAATCGTCCGGCTGTGAACATATCCATTATTTTGATATTTGGAATATAGAACCCATTGACCACCGACCTTGTATTGAATTTTTAATTCCTTAAGAATCTGATTAAACTTTCTTCCACTCATTCCGTAGTCTTTTGCAATCTGCGTGATAGTTACCAGCGACTTCGATTGAAGAATCTTGTCTACATAATTTGCTTTTGGCTGCAATTCAGTGATAATCTGCTGCTGTTCAATAACCTGATCTCCAAGAAATTTGCATCTGTCTTTCAGGGATTCGATTGACTGACTTGCCATCTTGAGCGCCCTAGCCATAATCTGCTCTGGTGTGTTCCAGGCTTTTTCCATCTTATTGAACGCTTCTATGTATTTAAGTTTCCAACTAAGAGCTTCTTTTCCGGTAAATCCCATTGCCAAAAGTGAAAATCCATCACGGTTCATCAAATAGATTCTTTGCTGTCTTCCGTAGCTATCTGGTATATAGCTTTCAATAAACATCTCCTCAAAATTGAGGACATCTTTTCTTATATTTTCAATGTCTCTCAATACGTTATCGTGTCTTTTTTTAAAGTTAATAGCCACTGATCTGCTATCGACAACAAATTTATCATCTAATATGTCAATTCTGATTTCTGCTAAATTATCCAATTGTCGATTCCCTCCTTTAGCTCTGATAGCGAATAATATTTAATGCCGGAAATTCTTTGTTTTTCATCTAATGGAAGTTCTGTTATTCCAATAAGAATCGGGTTTTTAAATGCCGCTCCATACGACAGTAACTGCTGATTCGGATTTTTCTTATTGATTTTCAATTCTATGATTACTGGTCTTCCATTCTCCTCAGCATAAATATCAATTCTACCAATACCGTTAACGCTTTTTTCTGTTTCAACATTGATAAAGTCAGGAAATATCTCGCCAAAGTTATTAAGTATTTCCTTTCTCATAGCCGATTCAGAAAACTTTCTTGCTTCTAGGCTATTGCATGGTAATGCCATTTCTGCATGAATTGAATCAATTAAGTAAGTGATGCTTTCAACTCCATACTTGGAGTAATATTTTCTCAGTGCCTCGATAAGAATTTTCAATTCTTCGCGATCGAATTTTAATTTCATTTCGCTACTGGCAATAAAAAACTGAGTAAAATCATTGCATTGATCGAGGACTTTCCAAATATCAGAAACTGATACTGTTGGTTCCTCTGTTTCAAAATTGATTTTTAGTAATTCGTTCATCCTATCTCCTTTCTCTGTTTTCAAATCCTAAATTTTAGGATACTCTTTGCACAAAAATAAAATCCATAGGAATTCCAGAAATTTCACTGATAATTCTAAGCTGGCTTAAATCTGGTTCTGTTTTCCCAAGTTCCCAGTTAGTTACTGTAGATATTGAAACTCCCAGTTTTTCAGCGAATTCTTTCTGTTTCATTCTTGCGTTGACTCTACAAGCTGCGATAGAAATTCTAGGTACTTTGTAAGTATCAAACATTTCGTTTTCCTCCTTTCATTTGTTTCTGTGATTATACTATAATCCTATTTTTTTGGATTGTCAATACGAAGATTGAAATTTCTAGGATTTGTATTGAATTTTTTAGGATTGTGTGTTACTATATTCAATGCAAGGGAGGAGGTGTGAGAATGGCATATACCGATGAAGAGCAAAAGAGGATATTTGCTAAGAACTTGAATTACTACATTACTAAGAGTGGGAAACAACAAAAAGAAGTAGCCGAAGAGTTGGGATTTTCTTATACAACATTTAATACATGGTGTAAAGGAAAGATTCTTCCTAAAGCTGGTAAGATTCAAGCGATTGCTGATTATTTTAGAGTTTTAACAACTCAGCTAACAGACGATCATCCATATATAGAAGATGAAGCGTTAGACGAATTTCTAAAAATTGTTCAGAGAATTGTTCAAACTGATAAAGATTTTGTGAATATGGTAATGGACTACTATTATATGGATGATGACAAGAAAAAACTTTTTTGTAACTTCTATAAAACGTTTATTTCAAAGAAGTGAGGAAAGGAGACTTACGTCTCCTTTCTTTTTTCCTCTTCAAAACATACTTTGGCAAAATGGAACAACGTTTTCAAATTACTTTCATTTTCTATTTCATTCGTGTATTCGATAATTGTTATTCTATAATATTCTTTTACGTCTCTATACTTCATAGAAACCCCCTCCTAAAACTGCTATAAGAGAATTTAATAGTACTTGTTAAGAATTAATCATTAATAAATTTGAAAATATCACTTGCAAGATTGTCAGCACTGGTGTAAGATGCAAGAGGAAATCGGTCAAATTGGTCTGACTTTGACTCCGGGACAATCGTTCCAACATATGAGGACAACTGTCTCATGTACTCAGTTTCACCAATAATCGGTCTCACAGATAATAAGTATGCAATAGTGTTTAAAAATTCTTTCATGTGTTTGCCCTCCGTTTTTAAAATTTGTTTTTATTATAGCGGAAACGGGGGAAAAAGTACTTACTAAAATTTTTATAATTATGCATTAAATTTTTTATTCGCATCCGTGAAAAATAGACGTAAAATATTATGTCTTTATTTTTTGGGATTGGACACACAATTTTTTGGTTGCGAAATGGCAAAAAGGAGGTAAAATTTTTTATGTCATCTGAGATTGAAAGAGCACAGAATTTTGGCAACATGCTTGCAAAATCAAGAACAGATGCCGGAAAAACAAGAAAGCAAATGGCTCAAGCTCTCGGAAAGTCAGTCACTACAATTCAGAACTGGGAGTCTGGAATAGGTGAGCCAGGTTACAGAACACTTGAGAAATGGTTTTCGGTGCTAGGATTAAACATGGAAAAGTACATTCTCAGCTACCGATACCCGGACAAATTCTTAACTATTGAAAAAGATGCAGAAATCGAAAAGATGGTTGACTGTATTCATGCTTACATAAACGCAAACTACACTGAGCGAGATATTCGTCAAATGGCTTACTGTATGTTCGGAGATACTGGCTCTTCATGGCACGAGCAGTTGAATATGCTGACAGCTAACAATCACTGCTCTATGCGGTCGAGAGTTAATATCTGTCAAGCTGTTTACGACAACTTCCTTATGGAAAAAGCAAGAGGTGAGCTTGCCAATGAAGATAATATAATGCCTGACCTTGCTTCTTTGAATATTGCTTTGCAAAGAGGTCGTGAAGCCGCATGCGAAAGTAAGAACGGTTACACAATGACTGGTCAAACAAGAAAGAATAACAATAAAAAGAAATAAAAAGAACCCGGGAATTTCACCCGGGATTTTTGCTTTTTAGAACAGTTGCAGTCTTACTCAATCCAAGCCTGGAACTTGTCAATGAATCTGTATTTGTCTCCGGCGTATCCGTCCATGCCACTTGCTTTCAGTGTATCGACCTGATCTGCGTAGAAGTTCTTGTTATTCTGTACAGAAACTCTGTAGTGAACCATCTTGTACTTATATCCATCCGGCGTAATGTAGTACAGCTCTACCGCAAGAATCTCCGAACCGTCTCCGAGGATTCCATTTACCTTGTCATTCAGGTTATAGCTGTTGCCGAATGTGAGATATGGCAACCAACCATTCTTTCTTGTGTATACTCGACAGCGAATACTTCCTTTGCTTACTTTAATGGCAAGCCACTTGATTGGCACATCGTCACCTTTTCCAGCCCAATCCGCTTTGTTCGTTACTGCCGGCCACCACTTAGTTGTATAAGCCTGATATGTAATATCGACCCGTCCTAAGTCTTTCTTTTCTACCGGCTTAGATGGTGCTGACGGTGTTACTGGTGTAGCACTTCCACCAAATTCCATATAACAATGGTTGACATCTACTCTTCCACTGACTCCATCTACCTGTCCATCAGAAGAATACTGCCAGATAGCATACTGACCTTTGTATGTATCTTCCGGAAGATTCTTGTATCTTGCCATCCATTCGATGTATTTGCCACGGACACTGCCAAGATAGTTGTTAAACCAGCTTAAGGACGCGTAGATTCCCGGGGTATATCCAGCTGCTTTAAGTCCTTCGCAGACGATCTCACAGCATCTAGGAGCATAGTTCTGCGTTCCCGGCTCTTCCACATCAATGAAGATAGGCAACTGGAAGGTATGACCTTTAATCAATCTGAGAATATGCTCAAGCTCTGATTTAGCCTGTCTGTCACAAGTCGCATAACTATACAGATAGACTCCTACCGGAATTCCAAGTCTTTCACATTCAGCAAGGTTACGAATCCACTGTTTGTCATCCTGTGATGCGATATTGTCTCCATATCCGCATCTAAGGATAGCTCCGGCACAACCAGACGCTTTGACTCTTTCCCAGTTGATAACTCCGTTATGATAGCTAACATCAATGATAAGTTTACTCATACCAGCCACCTTCTTTCAGTTCTGCTTTCTTCTGTTCAATCTCCGCTGCGTGTTCCTCTGCAAATTTCTCCATAGTTTCCAGTGATGTACCTTCGTTGTCCGAGATTTTTTTCGCTGAAAGTCCGTAAGCGAAACTCTTAATGATTTCTTTTACTGTCTGTTCTGTCATGATTATTCTCCCTTCTGTTTCATTATTGTTTTAAGTATAAAAATAAGACCTTTCGGTCTTGCTCTGATTTCCATGTATTTACCTCTTAGCCGCTTAATTCCATCGTTCTCGACTCGATTTCATTAGTGATTTCATGCAGTAATTCAATCAATTCCGAGATTGTCATGTTTCCTAATTCCATTACTTTTCCAGTGCCTCACGAATTGCCTCAAGGTCGTCTACTGTGAGTGCTGGATAATCCGCTGCAATATCATCAAACTCTTCTCCGTTTTTAAGTCTGATTCTAAATGCTCTTACCATGATTTTAAGTTTCAGTGTGTTCAATGTTTTCATTATGCTTTTCCTCCAATCAAATCAGCCATCATTAAGATGATATCGTCTGTAGTTGCTTCTAATGTGTCGATACGTTCTGTATCCGTCCTGACCTCATTCTCATAGTTAAGGTACTTACCTGGGTTAGCTTTTACATCGTCCAAATCGAGAATGCCGGTAGGCTCTGAGATTTCCCTATAATCATATTCATGATAAGTCTGCCCCTCTTCCTGTCCTTCAGGAATCTCTTTCACGATGTTCTCATTCAGACAGATATAGATATAATCTATTCCGTCAATCTGTCTAACAGTAACACTCTCTTGCGTAGTGTCGAATCTTGCTTTCATGTGATATCACTCCCTTACATATTTGAATCGTTTTGTTTGCGTTGTATCTTCTTTTTATATTGTAGCTATCCGTGCGGTCTAAGATGCCTTTGTATGACATGTACTTCCTTGCAAGCCATACTGGAATCTTCTTCCTCTGCTTCACAAGGGATTGTGCTTTCTTGTACGACCGCCTCACTCTTAAGAAAACTCTTCTTCTAATTGTGATATGCTGTCTGTATATGCGGACACCCATAATATCAATGAAATGACCATCATCTTTACGTTTTGCGACCGTTGTATATACCGTCCAACTGTCTTTAATTTCCAATCCCATTTCATCCGCTTTCTTAATAATCAGCCTCATAGCCTTGTGAATGTCTTTTGCATTCGTGCCGAGAATCAAAATATCATCCATGAAGAAAAGCTGGTGTTTCACAAGATTAATTCTTTCTGTTGTTCCGCTTCTTTTCTTTCTGATGCGATACATATTCTCCGCTATTTCATGGTAGATTTGAGATAGGAATAGGTTGCAAAGATACTGACTCAAATATGAACCAATGCTCAATCCTGTGTCGAATGTCATGATTAACATTTCTATCAGTTCAAGTAGTGATTCATTCTTAATGTATTTCCGAAGAAATTCCATTAATTTGTTTCTGTCTATTGATGGATAACATTTGCTGATATCGCATTGACCAGCGTATCTGATATTTTTGTTTCTCATCCATCGTTTTATTGCTTTGATACCGTAGGATTGACCTCTGCCTTTCAGTGCTGCACATTGGTATTCTCCAATTCGCTTTAAGAAGTCTTTCATAGCTTCTACTGCGATATAATCGTAGATTTGCTGTTTAATGTTCTGAATTCCGATTCTTCGCACTTTCTGACTGGAAGCGTCAATCTTTTCTTTGTACCATATTGGTTGAAAGTGAATATTGCCTTGAATGATTTCTTCACGTACTCCGTCAACCACTGTTTCAACCATCGGTTTCATTCCGTTTAATCCGAACTCATTGAACATTCCTTTAATAGTGTCTGTCGAAAGTCCAGTGTATTCAGAAAACATTGTCAATGAATCTCTTCTTTTGTATTTCTTTTTAAGGCATTTGTATACTGCCTTTTGAATCAGTTTTCTATCTGTTATATCGACCGTTTTGCAATACGTCTTCATCGATTGTCTTTTTAAGGGCTTTCGGTTTGTGCTACTAACCCCGACAGATAGGCTAACCCTATCCGTCCTTATTCCTTTCGTCAAAAATAAAAGTTTCAGTAGGTCTATAAAAAGTATTTCGGGCATCTGTCCAAGAGTCTTTACAGACTACACTCTTTGCGAGTGCGAAATACGACGCAAGGATTTTATATTTAGAAATTAACAATTTCAGCCGAGGTAATTCCAGTTCGTCCTGTCAAGCCTGTTCCTGCAATTCACGTACACTGAGCCGCCATTCGACCCATTCCTGAGATTACCGCGTGCGCCGTAAGTCCTTATATTTTAGTCAGTCGTATTAGGGGAGAGCCCCTCTTTCCTAGAGGAAATTCACCCCCGACGACCTCTCCTTAATCGCAGCCGAGGGAATACCAGCCCGCCCCGTCAAGCCCGCCCCAGCAATACACGAACACCGAGCCGCCAGACGACCCAGACCAGAGACCACCGCGCCCGAGGTCTTCGCGAGTTCCAGATGTACTCTTACCGCCAGCGTAACATCTATCACCCCAACCTTGAGAATCGCTCTTTCCGACAGCTTTGGCGAACCATGAACAAGTTTCCATGTCCACTCCGATATCGCCAATCCACCAGTCAGTTCCGCCATTTCCAGGCATATTTCCAATCAGCTTGTATGTGCTCTTGATGGTCGCTTCATCTTTTACATGTTTGACACCTCTAGGAGCAATATATACGTCCTTGCTGTAATCTTCCTTAAATACCATGACCGAATCCGAATATACGATGTATCCACCTACAGAACATTCAATTCCCATGACACGGAATGGATGTTTTCCATCTGTATTGGAGCCCATTGAACCGTCATGCTTCCCGATTACCTTATCTGTTGTTCCACTCCGCCAATGCATAGTGGACAACATAATCTGTGCATTCAGAGTATCACTTAACGCTACTGGTGTTGTCGTGAATCCCTCTTCAATATCTAAATATACAGCCTTGTTATTTTCGTCAATATCCTCAATTCTAAGGACTTTTACATCGTCAGCGTACTGGTGAATCGTGCCAACTCCACGGTCGTTATTTACCGTATTGTCAGTGTTCTTTGAACCATACCCAACAGACACATAGCTTCCAACAACAATCTGCGAAGCCTGTGAATTTGTGAGTGGGAAGTAGGTTTCTTTCGTTTCTCTCTGAATTGAAGCTGAAAACTGCAAGTTGTAGCTTGTTGTTCCTTTAAAGATCTTCTGCTCATTCTTCGTAGCATACTTAATCACTTCGTACAGAATGACATACATATCTCTTTCTTTTCCGGCACCATAACAGCCTTTACCTTTTCTCTGATAGCTGTCAATCATGTTGTCGTAACACTGATTTCTAGCTGGTTTAGAACCGCTAAATGACCTAAGAAGTCCATCCGTTCCAAGTCCACTGACGTACTCGCTGTGAATCACATAAGAAGCGTAAGTGCCATCTTCTTTTCTAGCTGTCTCCCACGGAATCAACCCGTAATCATCATTCGGAGTATCGGATAATGTCCAGATCTGTTTACCATCTTTCTCAATAGCCGACCAGTACGGAGTCATTGCAATAACACCAACGTCAACAGATTCATCATTCTTATAACCATTTCCCCATCCCTCGATTGCTGTCGGAATCTTGCGACCGTAATCATCTGTAATGTAGTTGCATTTATACCAGTTGAAAATTCCAATGCCCTCGTAGTCATCTCTGCCCTCTACGGTATCCGTTGATGGTTCGCATACCATGTTCGCATTAGCAAGAGTTTTGACACCGTCAGAGGTTGGGTTTGTTTCTGTCAGATACACTTCTGTCTGATATACTTTTCCATTTCTCATTGACCCGAAGAATGCCTCAAGGATTCTCTCATCAATGGTATCTGTTACAGACTTTACATTCGCCATCTCTTCCTTTAGTTTATCCACCTTCTCTTCCAGCACTGTATAATCCTCTGGGATGCTCTCAAGTGTCTTCTTTCCCTTGGCTTCGATCTGCTTGATTAATTCTTCTGTACTCTCTTCTGCTATGGCATTCATTACTCCTGTATAGCTTGTTCCGTCTTCATTTTTTACTCTTAGTTTTGATTTCTTTATGAATACACTCATGTGTGGTTTCTCCTTTCTGCGGTTTGTTTACTAAATTTTTGCATAGAAAAAGAGAGATATTAGCCTCTCCTAATTTTTGCTCTATGCCCTCTTTAGTTAAATACAACAGGTTTATTATTTTCCATAACACTGATAATAATTGGTGCAATCCTATCTCTATGGAATGACTCTAACGGATGTGTTCTATCAGTTTCCCAATATATATCAGCAACACCAAAGTTGGAACCACATTCTGATTTTAAATCTGCAATCTTCAAAGACCACATCTGTGATAGCTTTCTGATAGCATCTGCCTTTTCTTCAAGTTTCGATGTTGTATTAGGAACATAGAATGGTGTCATAGGAATAACAGTTACGTACTTTGCAATATCAATCTGTGTTATACCACTGTAATCAATTCCTGAATAATAACCAGTACATTTACAATACTTATACAAAAGTTTGCTAATCAATACATTAAAAGCACCACAATATGTATCAGTATCACTGTTAGAAATATCGACATTTCCGATTTCCACATTAGTATCATTCTGACCGCCCATTACTGTAATAAAATCTGCATATGGTGATAAAGCATTTACTCTGCTATCCATCCACATAGCATCACCATGTTCAGTAGTTCCACCGCTCATTTTCGTTCCGCCGATACCATGATTATAAAAATACTGTAATCCAAAGTAGTTTTTCACATATTTCTGAAAAAATCCTTGACCTGTTATACTATCGCCAATGCTATCGCCTATTTTATTATGCCAGTAGTTAGTCAATGGTTTACAATCTGTAAGAAAGAATCCACTATAATTGTCTCCATCGCTTAATTGAAAAATATTGATATAATCTATTGATTGGTTATCAGCAACATTACTCCAAGTGTCTGTATAATCAATCCTTATATAGTTTGCATTTGACATATTCGGATGGGAAAAATTAGTCAATGCTAAAATATTTTGTGCATAATATTCAATATTTCCTTTTTCATCAATGTGTCCAATAGATAATTGAATATTTGTACCATACTCATGTGCGAAATTATTTGTTGTTTTCATTTGCCACTGATAAACAATGTCGTCATATAATTGGCATTTGAAATTTTTGATAATGTTATGAACTTTTGTTCTGAAATCTTTAAACGTCTCACCAACAACGAAATTATAATCAACTTTCGTGTTTCCACTTATGAGATATTTTTTGACAGAATCAATCAAAGAAATATCATCCTTAATATTTTGCACAGATGATTTATTTTCTTTTTTATCAAGTTCTTCACTGGTTGAACTGTATAAGTATAATTCAAAGTCATTAAGCGAATTTGTTTCAACACTAAATAGAACATATGCTGAATTATTAGGACACTCCAACCATTCGTCAACACTTTTTTCAGTATCAAATTCAGTGTAATCAATCACAGTGCCAGAATTGTCAACAAAAGCATATGAAACATATTCATAGGATGCCCCAGCTTTTTGAAGAATATTGCCTTTAACGTGTATTCTTGGTTCATTTAACACATTTACTTTAACTAGGTTATATGCTCCACCTACTGTGTCAATCGTTCCATCTGTTTTTATTAATTTACCTGATAAGATTACTTTATCTAAAAATTTGATAATACTAAACTTATCAACTTGGTAGTCCATATCTTCCTTGAGAGAATTAAATTCCCCCATATCCGGCACTTCCACCTCATCATCTTCATCTGAGATCCATACATTATTGTTCGGGTCTGTTGGCTGTTCTTTCTGACGGACAACGAGATTTTCTCTTAGTTTTCTTGTCTGACCTCTCATGGCATCTCCAATGTTTTTATGAACTTCTCCATCTACATCCGTTCTTCCGTCTATAAGTTCCACATTTAGTGAACTGATTTTTTCTTTGTTTGTTGTGATCTGCGCCAACTCTTCTTCCGAAATTCCACCCAAATCACCATCAGAAGGAGCCGGAGGAATCAGGGTTTTCTTTTCGATTTCACCCGTGTCTTTGTTCTTTACATTTAAAAATGCACCTTTTCCAATATCACTCGTTGCCATGTCGTACCTCCTTACTCAATCGTGATTCCTCTTGTCTCTGGGTTGTATGTTGCTGTTCCTGCGGTAACTGGATTTTCTTTGAGATACTCGTTGACAGCTGTTGTCACTTGTTCTTGAGTGACAGGATTCTTTATTTTTTCATTGACAATCGCCAATACGTCTTCTGCTTTCAGTGCCATAATTCTCCCTCCTTAAACAATAGATATGCCACGGGTTGACGGGTCGAATTCCAGCTTCACAGCTACTTTGGAATCGTAGGTGTTCAATAGCTGCTCAATTAAATCCTTGTTCTTTTCCGCGATCTGCTGAGTAGTTTCCAATCCCTCAAGGACTTCTCCCTCAGCCCATGTTGTGTTCCACTCTGTCGTAAGAGTGCCATCTGAGTTTGACTTTTTGGCGCAGACAGAGAAGTGAATTCCGTCTGTATATTTTGTTACATTTCGACCAAGAACCCAAGAAAATGTGATGTAGTCTCCGCTTGTCACAACATCTTGTACAATGTAGGAGTCTCCCTCTTCATCTGCTTGATTCGGACTTTTGTAGTTGATGTACAGATTCATGGTCGCAAGATTGATGTTGTTTCCAACGATTTTCGGACACTTGAAATACTTTCTTTCAGCCTTTTCATCTGACTGCACACCGAAAAGTCTTTCTGAATCAGGAACATTAATCGTCCTTGTCTCCGGGTCAATCATCAGAATGTCATTGACCGGCTTTACAAGCTCCTGTTCTGCCAATGCTACAGCTAATGCTTCTTGCTCTGTCACTGCTCCACCTCCGTTCTGTTCGTGGTGAGTCTTCTTCCCTCTGATACGCCGATAACCCTTACTTTGAATGAGATGCTGTCAAGAACTTTTGACGGGATTTCGCACTCATTACCAATAATTGGTCTGTACTCTTCTACTTTGTCCCATGCATCATTGAAAACAGCTATCTTTGCGTATCCGTTCCAGTCAGAGGAAAAAGAAAACTGTGCTTTCAAATATCCCGTTGTCCCTCTTGCGATATCACTAAAATCACAGTTCTTTGCTTTCTCTATCCTCTGCTCTTTTACGTTGAATTTTAATGTTCTCATAACATCACTCCTGCGATTTCATAAAGAATTCAGACACATTAATTCCTGTTCCAACTGGAATATCTCCGCCGAACGGAGTGATACTAACTTGTCCGCTAGTTGTGATTTTGAAAATAAAGCCGAGAGAATCCGTGATGTAGATTCTGCGGAATATTCCGAACAGAGGCGCTGGCGTCACAGTAAACGGTTTACATTCAGTTCCGTTTGTAAGTTTTGATGTCGTATTGCTAGAAATTCTAAACCATGTAATAGCTCCTGATTCTGCAACATCACATGTCAAATAGCTTCCTTTAACAGTCCTTGTTTTAGGGGAGATGATAGAGTTAATTGCTTCTCTTTCCTCATTGATTTCCTTCGCCCCGTAGGAACTTCCTTCTTGAGAATACTCAGTAACATCAGTGAACGAAACCGTGTTGTCGCTGTTGTTCGTCATTTTGTATTTCTTATTTCCAGTTGTGTCTTTCAATACGCTGTCCTTAAAATCAGTTCTTAATGCCATAACGATGCCTCCTATAACTTCATTCCAAGCTTGATATCACCGAGCTTGTTCTTGTTTTTCTTGATGCTGTTCAAACCATTGTAGTAATCAACAGCCATCTGTTCATATCTGTTCATATCCTCATAAGACGGTGTCTGCTGATTTGGATACCAGTTCTTCATATCTGAGAATGTGTATTTTACAAAACCGAACGACTTGTCATGTAAAAGCTTCAAATTCAATTCAATCAGATTGAATTCATCTGCATACGGGAAATCGGAATATGTCTTGTCGTTACCCATATCCTCATATTCGTATTCAGGAAACAACTCAAAAGACAAGTCGATCAGATATTGAATGTTATTCTTGATTCTGTTATATGCTCCATAACTGAAAAAGGAATTCACATTCCAATCAGTTCTAGGTGCGGAAAATGATGCCATGCTATTACCTCCTTGTCTCAAGCGTTCCACTTACAGTTCCGTCATAGGTCAGCGACACGCTTTCCGCTACTGTCTTGACCATTTCTCCGTCACGATTTTCTTGATAGATTGTGTCTCCTGCATCAAGTGCCGGTTCTCCACGGTAATCAATAGAGTAGTCTATGCCTGGATTGTAATAGTCAGCAACCCATTTGCAAACTTTATCGCACAACTGTTTGTCTGATATCAGCGGATTGCTCCAATCTTTTTCAACGCCGTAATTGCTGATTTCCGCAACGGAATAAGCGTTTGACTGATTGAATTTTTTACCGTTAACGATGACTTGAACCTTCTTGCCCATGTCATTTCCGCTAAGTTTAAGTTCAACAAAGTATGCTCCACTGTCCGAAATCTCAACACTTTGACCATTTGCCTGATTCTCAAGAGAAGCTGTATAAGAATGATGTGGTTCGTCAAACGTATATAGAAAAGTTTCATTTGTCCACTCAACCTCTTCGCTTACTACTTCTTCAAGCGTATCGGATTTTGAATAGACAGTTCTGATATTCTTTAACCGCTTGATATTCTCCGGCTTACTCATAGTCGGACTGGAATACATATCATCTCTTTCGATTGTGTAATCGATGTTTTCACCAAGCTCAATATAATCAACCACAAGCCTTGTATTTGCATTGATTCTTCCAAACTCAATAACAATCTTGTCGAATTCTTTAAACTGGTGATCTGTAGTCCATGTTTTTACATCAGCATAGTTGATTTTTCCATCAGAAATTCCGATAGATTCAACAATTTGGTCTTTCAGATAAGTGTTAATGCTCATCGTATTAGGGAACAAATAATACACTTTCACTTTCATTCCATTGCTTTTTCTAGGAACCTCAAACGTCTTTACAATCTGCGGAGGTGTCGAAAACGTTCCTCCTTTAGGAGCAATATCTTTTGTAACAAATCCGACATCATCTTTAACACCAGTCCTAGGAAGAAACGGCGGTCTTTTACCTAATTGCCACATTGAATCTTCGTATGTAGCATAACGCGTCTTTTCATTGTCAATATTCACATTGGAAACATCAGAGAAATATGCAGTCTCAGTAGAAGTCGTCTCTGCATCCGGGTCGAATGCTGACTTGATACAGATTTTTCCATATCTATCAACAGTCAAAACGCATCTTCCGGCATTAGCAATAATTTGCAATGCTTCTTTGTGTGACACTAATGGAATAGGGTTTCTGACCTCTACGGACTTTAAGTATTTGTCAATAAAAAACTTGTCTTGAGGAATCGAATAAGTACCGATTGCATCAGCAATTACATAATTTGCCAAAGCATACAGTGTAATTCCTTTTGCGTGCCAGTCTCCACGGTAATAGTCACCATCACCGAACTGTTGAAGAACGTCTACGGCTTTAATGCTCGCTTCATCGTCACTTGCTGACCACTCACTCAGCTTTAATGTATGCAACAAAATCCACTCTGTTGTTCCATCATCAAGGTCATATCCCATCTGAACAACTACATCCTGTCCTGTCCTTAGATAATTGATAATTGATTCCTTATTGTCGTAATCGAATTTCTTATCGTTATTATCAAGAGTAAGCGTGAAGTTAATCTCCGGCAAGTCCTCATTGATCTGTGACATCGTAGAAGCCGATTCTGCGTTGATTATGTCATTATCTGTAAAAACTACCGCATTGCCAAATAAAATGCTCTCAATACGCACACGATTGTTTGTAGCTGACATTGCAGTGACTTTTATCTCAAGAGAAGTTGTATTATCAAATCTATCATCTGTCGTAAAGTTCAAACTGATGTTCGAATAACTCTTTGATGTTCCGTCAGATGTGATTATGCTGAATTCGCTAGGATAATTCCCGGAAAACTTGATGGTCAATCCGGCAATGTCAACATTCTCTTGAAATGTCATTTTCACTGAGAAACTGCTTGAAAACAGATTCTTCGATACGATTCCAACAGGTTCATACTGAGATGCTGCATCTGGCAAAAATCTCATAGATCCATCTAACAGCCAAAAATTATTCTCGTATGTTGCATACTGGTTTTGAACTTCTTTCTGTTCAAACACTCCATCAAAATCAGAAAATCCGGCATACTGGCTTTGATTACTCAGCAATGCCTGACTCTGTGCTGTATCATTTATAACGCCGAGTGTTACTTTCATGTAAGAAGCATTTCTCAGCGGATTTTTCATTGATTCTCTATATGCATCTGATACTTCGTACATGCTACCACCCCGCATCAATCAGATTCATTTTACAGTTGATATACGCAATAGGACGGCCGGATGAATCAATCTTGAAAACATCTGCCGTCCTGTCTCCGCAATACATTGTTAATGTACGCCACTTATTATTTACCATATCCCAAAATCGAACGCTGCTAAAGAAATTCTTATCAAACTCTTGTAGCATTGTTGACCAAGTTGCCGCATCTAAGTACGGCCACTCCAATGAATCTATCTTATAGTTATCACGACCGATTTTCTGCCCAACCACTTTATTCGCTGCATTTCTCGCAGCATTTGTAGCAGTCGTAACTTGAAAATTCGGATAATATTTCGGTGCCGGATATTGATGACCATTTACAATGATGAAATCACTCAATTTAATTGACATATCCTAGCACCTCCTATGTTGTACTGAAACTGTATCCAGAGTTTCTACTTCCCCTTGACAGTTCCTTATTTACTTTCTTACTGTTCATCATCAGTGATGTATTCTTTCTAAGAAGTCTCTCATTCTGCTCGATAAGCTTCTGTAAAAGTCTTTCTGTATTTTTATTCGCTTCTGCAACTCCGTTGGATACTCCGGTCACAATCTGATTGTTATTGGCAACCACATTTCTATTTCCCATTCTTCCAACGTATTCCGGTGCTTTCTCATTCGCCACAAACAGCTCGCCATTCTGAGGGAATCCACCTACAGAATATTTCCCGACCATATCAGACAGCTTGAATGTACCGATACCGTTTGCGTATCCTTTGTATCCACGTGCAGTCCATCCAGCATACAGACTTCCGTATCTTTTGACTGTGTAATTGATGGCGGCGATCATGTTTGACAGTGGATCGTATATGTTTGTGTTGAATCCAGCCATCGCATTTGCACGGAATGTCGGGTCAATTACCTGCATCAGTCCTTTTGACGGAATACCTCTGATTGCGTTGATATCCCAGTTGTTGATAGCGTTCGGATTTCCACCCGACTCATGCATCATCTGAGTTAACAAGGCATTCAGATTGGATTCGCTGAACTGATTTGTCAGTAAAAGAGCTTGTTTCGCAAGTCCTCTCCACTGCTCCACTCCGGCAGATGGTTTGTAATCAACAGCACCGAAACTGTCAAAGAACCCTTTGATTTTGGAAACTGCTGTTTCAAACAGTGAATTAACTGCCGTCTTCGCAATTGTGATTCCAGGCTCAAGTGCTCCTGTCAAATCTGTGAATTTATCAATTGCCGCTTTAAGAAGCTTCTTCGGTTCTTTGATGTAACTGAAAATGTTACTTGCAATATCGCTGATTTTGTCTGCTGTACTTCCAAAGAAATTACCGATTCCAGATTTATACTTCTTTACGCCAGTAATTCCCATTAATGCTGCTGTTTGACCAGCTGGCATTACCTTTGTACCTTTTGGCATCGGGAGAACTACATTTCTTCCTGTTGGAATTACAGTCTGTCCGTTCGGATACTGGACAAGTTCTCTGTAGGTATTTCCTGACTGGTCATTGACAACACCAAAGGAATCTCTTGCGACTCCGTTTGTACCGCTTGCGTATTTATCAAGATTCGATACGTCAATCAAATCGCCGTTTCCACCTAATTTGTCGTAAACCCAGTTCACAGCATTAGCAATTGCTTTTACTGCGCCTAAAACAGGTGATTTAATCCATCCAGCTACCGTGTTGAAGTACCCACCAATCTTGTCAAAAATTGAAGTAATTCCGTTGTAGGCAGAATTAAAAATATCCTTGAACCACTGAGCAATTGGCTTCATATTTGACTTGATATCCTCACGTTTTTGACCAAACCAAGAACCGATGTTTGAAAATGCTGCATTTGTCAATGAACGTGCGCTTTTAAATTTCGTTCCAAACCAAGAACTTATGCTCTTCATTCCATTTTGGATGTCTGTATTCTTAGCTGAGAACCATTTCCCAACATCAGAAAATGCATTCGTTACACCGTCTCTAGCAGCTTGAAATTTTTTCGAGAACCACTGAGCAATTGGTGAGAAAATCGCTGTAATTGTTCCGAAAAGCAATTGGAATAAAGATGAAATATATTGCTTAAATCCAAGCGCAATATCTTCTACTCCTTTCCAAGCCTTTCCCCAATCTCCAGTAAATGCACCTGTCACAAATGTAATTAAACCTTGAATTATCTTTATCGCTCCACTCACCATTCCGGTAATAGTAGAAACAACTTGTGCTATTCTTTTGATTATTATGGAAAGTAATGCCCCAATTGCTTTCACTGCGGCAATCATTGTTGATTCGAACAGCTCTTTCGCTCCACTTGATTCATATAAATCGTAAATAGAATTAAACAGTTCTTTTAGGTTCTCCCAAAGCGGTTTAAATCCGTTATCCCAAATTTCTTTTTTCGCATAAGAAAAAGCACTTCCAATTTCCCCAACAGCATTTTTTACAGCATCTCTGAATCCATCAGAAGTTTTCCACAAGTCCATGAGTTCAGCAGCTAAAATTGTAATTCCGGCAACAATCAATAAAGTTGTTGGAGATAATGTAATAAGAGATTTAAAGTTTAACTTTCCTGCTACTTCCTTTATTTTATTGAATTTTTCTGCCATTCCATCTAATTTGGGAAGAATTTCAGCTATTTTCTTTGTGATTTCACCTGTTGCTCCGATTCCAATAACCGATGCAAGTATTCCTGTATTTTCGCCACCATCAGAAGCAAACTTGAAAGCATTCTTTATTCCCTCAATAATCTGTGATCCAAGCTCTTTCCAATTGGCATTCTGAATAAATGTTCTAATTGACTCTATTACAAGAGCAACCATTCTTCCGATGGATTCTCCGATTGTTCCAATATTGATAGAATCTAACGCACCGTTAAAAGCATCAGCCAACGCCATTCCAATGTCTTCACCTTTAAGCTCTCTCAGAATCCCAACAAGGGTGTTCCAAGAAATCATAAAATACGCTCCGAGAGTGTATCCTATCGTCCCCCAGTCAATGTTTTGAATTCCTGTTGAAATAGCTGTTCCGATTCCTGTTCCAAGATTCGTCCAGTTAAACCCGGTAATCAAAAGCTGCGCAGTATTAAAGACCGTATTCACTCCGGCAGCAACAGTAGCCCCCATTAACGGCCATTCAATATTGTCAACAAGGCTATTCATTGTTGTGGTAAAAGCATTGCAGAAATAAGTTATCTTTTTCCCATGCTTATTCCAGTCAAATATGTCATATAATTTCTGCATTCCGGCATTTACGCCCTCTGCCATGATTGATCCTAGAGAAGTCCAGTCTTGAGATTTGAATGCTTCTCTGAGTCGTTTAGCATAATCAGAGATCGCTTTAGTTGGTTCTATTGTCTCAAACATCTCCGAAACATCTGGTCCCGTATAAGCACCGGAACTTCCGTCAGATCCACCACTTGAACTTGAGCTTGATGTTGTCGGCTGGATCACATTTAGTTCATCAATTCCAAGAGTATAGTTCTCAAGGTCTTTTGCTGCTTTTGCCGCATCACTTCCAGCTTTTTTAGCACTACTTCCAGTTGATGTTAGTGTTTTTCCGTAGTCTTTCCATGCTTTTTTTGCTTGAACAACTGCTGTTTTTCCAGTCAATACAGCCATGAACTGCGCGACCTTATTCATTGCATTGGCGAGCATATCAATAAATGCTGAAATATACGGTCCGACTACATTGATAATCGGAGCAAAAGCCGCCGCCCATGCATTCTTCAAATACAGAAGAGATGTGACAATGCCCGAAATGCTCTTGTTGTAATCAGAACTGTATTGAACAAGATTGTTGGAACCCTCTTTAATAGCATTATTTATTGCGCTTAATGCTGAAAATACAGTGGAAAATACAAGTGACATTCCAAGCATTCTTCCCATTGACATTTGACCACCAGATTTGTTTGTTCTGGTAATCAAATTCTTGAGATCTTTTGCTTTAGAAACTACGCCACTAACTGTTTTCCCCATCTTCCCGAACGTATTAGAAAGAGATTTTGAAACTTTCTGAGTGCCTGAAAGAATCTTTGAAAGCTTAGACGCTTCTTTTGTCTCTTCTTCAGCAATTCCTTTGTCTTTATCTGGGCCGATGCTCGAAAATCTTTGTCTCGTTTCTGCTCCGCTCAATACGGATTTACCATCAGATGCACCAAGTTGTCCGCTTGCCTTTTTGATGGTCTGAGCACTTGCTTTTAAACCGGAAGTTTTCTTTTTCAGTTCATCGCAAGCTTTTTTTGCTGAATTAACCTCAGAAGAATCAACGGAAATTTTTATGCTTTTTGATGCTTCTGCAACTTTTTCTGAAAGGGCTGTCACTTTCTCTGCGGCTTTTTCTACATCTCCAAGCTTGTTTACGCTGATTTTAATTTGCCGTCCATTGATTTTTGCCATATCTTTGGACATTGTCTTAATAGCATTCTTTAAATCTTTTACATTTTTAAAATCAAGTTTAGAAATACCATCGAGATTTCCAGTAAGTGCATCTATTGTTGGTTGATAAGAGCAAATAGATTGAAGCTGTTTCGATACATCACCTAATCTTTTTGCCAAATTAGTCAAACTAGCATTTGCTGACTTAGCTGAAGCTTCAACTTTTACCTCAAGAGAGTCCACCTCTGTTCCCATGTTTTCACCACCTTTTTACAAAAAATAAAGGATGGTGAACCCATCCTAATTTATCGATGTCTCCGGCAATCCTCTTGCCCTGTCTGCTGCAATCCAAGCATCCATTTTTCTGATTTCCTCTTCCATCTCACGAAGTTCACGTTCTTCATCAGTCATCCGTGATTCTTCAATCAGAGTTTTCAGAATCGGTTTCTTCAGATACTTTTCTTCTTTGACAAAGCACGTATTGATTGCACTGATAAGATATTGCCCTGACATCCAATTCATATAATCAATATCAAGGAGTTGCTCTTCGTATCCGGCAGATATCGCTTTCAGAATTCTAGGATTCATGCTCCAAAATTCTGTCCAGCCAACTCCCATTTTTTTTGCTTGCGGATACCATTCACAGGTGAAAAACTCACGCTGAGAACGATACGATCTTACTTCGCTGCTGCTGTTTTTCTGCCGCCAGTGTTCTTCTTCTCCTGATTCTTTGTAGCTTCCGCTTCCGCTCTCTTGTTGAGGTTGCGAAAAAAATCAGACTGTTCCATTTCTTCTTGCATTACTTTGGTTGCATCATCCATTGTGCCACCATTCAGAATATGCTCTTGAATCTCAAGTCCGGCATCTGCACGTCTTTTTCCCATGCACAGCGCAATATATCCTCTAACCATGCTCATCGGTTTCTCTTCCATGGATTCAACTGATACGCCCATGTCCTCAAGGTCGCAAACAAGGTTAAAGTCAAAAGGTTTCCCTGAATATTCTTTTCCATTAATTTCAAATGTTTTCATGTCTTTGTATTCCTTCCCGTAATTTTATATGGGAAGGGCGCCCCTAAGAGCGCCCGTTCCTGTTGTTATTCTGTAATGTCAGCGTAATCAAATTTTACGTTCCGAGTATTCGCTGACCTGTCTTGCTCGGAACGTGTTACCCCTTTGTTACTGTAAATGTGCCGTTTCCAGCGTCAACGATTGTATACTCGTCTGTCACTTTCTTTGCGACAGTGTTCTGAATGATGGTTGCTGTCATCTCACAGATTTCATCGACACCACCAACGTCTGACGGAGTAGCGGATACCTGTGCAACGTATGCATATTTCGCAACTCCACCGATACCGTCTGTTCCATATAACTGGAAGATAGCAACTCTTTTCTTCTCAAGTTTGTCAATATTGTCCAGGTACTCTTTTTCAAGGTTCCCTGTTACCTCTTTTGCATCGGACTGCTTAATACCCATTTCAAATGTCTGTGCATCATCTTCCATAGTTGTTGATTCAACTGTGTTTGGTGCAGACACCGGAGCTGGCATTGACTTTGCTTTCAGAAGCAGTTTGTAACTTCCGGCAAAATCAACAGTTGACAAATCCGCACCATCATCAAGTTCTTTGTAAATAGCTCTTACTTTATAACTGGTTGAAGCCATTTTTTACCTCCATTTCTGCCATCTAGGCAATAAAAAAGAGCCTTTCGGCTCAGTGCAACGCATCTATGTTTCCGAGAGTTCGTCTGACTCGCATTACACATCGGTAATATTCGTCTCCGTCACTCTCTTCGGGAAATGAATTAATTTCAAACCCCATATTTTTGTATACCAAGGCAACCTCTTTCAAAACCGCCTTAGCTTCTTTAATACTTTTATCTGTACTTACTTCCACTTGCATGGAATACAAGATTCCGCTGATATCTTCACCGTCCAAAGTGCGTGCTTTTTCTGCACCAGGCAATTCACGAATGTAAACTGTTGGATATTTTACGGTCACGCCTTTAGGTTTTGAAGTAGTCGTGAAACGAATGTTCGGATACTTACTTTTCAGCTTATCTCCTACTTTCTTCTGAACAATAGAGAAGATGTGTGTCTCTAAGTCGAAAACCCATGAATTATCCACTTCCAAACACCTCCCTCGCTACTTCTGAAACGGATTTAATCATTTCAAGGCTTGCATTGTACATCGGCATAGTTGCTTTGATACCGTAAGAATGATGCCATTTTCCATCATCACCAAAGTAGTACCAACCGTTCGGATCAGCAGCATGAGTCTGTCCCGGATAACTGCCAACACCGAATCCAAGCTCTCCGGCTTTTGGGTTTGGGATGCTGTTGTAACGAACACCGGCTCCGAATTCTATAGCGAACAGAAGATTGAACGGTTCTCTTCCCTCTGGATACTTTACTTCACCAGTGGCAATCAGTACCGCTTTGCATCCCATCTCTTCTTCTGTCTTATCACTTTTCAGAGTCACTGTTTTCCCGAGCGGAGATTCTGTCAGCTTTTCAACTGCGACAGTCTGTCCTCTCTCAATCAATTTTTCACAGAACAAGCTTAACTTTGAATCAAGCGATTTCTGGTAAGCTTCAATCTGTTTGATTGCTTCATCAATGCTCTTTTGCGATAATCCGAAACTGATTTTTGTGCTCATTCTTATCCCTCTTTAATCAATCGTTGAAGCAAGAATGTATCTTCGTGCATAGCTTCGTCGTTGACGTCCTTAACAACGTAATCTGCGGAGTTTTCATCCACGTTTGACATATTTATTGGGTCTTTGTATTTAATGGCTGAATTGCGCCAAATACGCGCTCCTTTTACCAATGGAAGAGTTCCTTTTGCACAGACAATCGTTGCCTTGTCAGAGGAATCATCAATGCCAAAAGCCCGAATAAATGTATCGGTCAATGTAGAATTGATATTCGCTCTGAATAACTTAGGTTCCGTGTAGTGTGGTTCAGTCTCTCCTGACTCAGCAGGAATCTGTTCTCCATCTACTTCGATGTACTTCACATTTCCATCATCATCAGTCATATATACCGGAGACGTACCATCTTGCAAGGAGTAGTACATTTTCTGCTTATTTCTGTTCAGTGTCCTCACTTACGGTCACCTTCTTTACTTGCTTCTGAATCTGATTTACACCAGTACTTGCAAGTCCGGATACAATTCCTACTGCAATTGCATCAAGAACGTCTGTTGCTGGAAAGTTAGGAATTACATACATTCCAACAACTCCAAGGATTCCTCCAGCTACGCCAACAATTACAGGGATATAATTATCTTTTACTTTCGGACACAGCTTTGCTCCGAGTCCAACAAGATAAGTAATAACCACGATCGCCAATACGGTTTCCATTGAAAAAATATCCATTATTCTTCACCACCATTCATTCTGTTTTCCAGTGTATCAATTCTGTGATGTGCACTCTTTACACTGTCTTCCAGTTTGATTATTCTTCCATTGTGAGAATCAAGCTTATCTTTCATCTGAGAAATCTCACTTTTGATGTCCTCACTCAAAGAAGAGATGTTATCAAGTTTCATATTGATTTTTGTGTTCTGCTTAACTCTTTCTTCGATATCTTTTGTGTCCGAACGTTTATTGTTCTTCAAACCGAAGAAAATGGAAAAGCAACTGACACCACACTTATAATGATTGCTGTCGATATTTCAATAGTCATCAATCATTTACCTGCCTTTTTCTTATTTCCATTAGCTGCCCACCACCAAATTAGCTAATACCCTGCAACCATATTGCCTACATTAGCAAAATGGTCACGCACAATCTTCTATAAAAAATGAACATACGGAAGCACGTCATTAAATATCGAACTTGAAACATAAGCATTTTCATAAGAACGGCTGATTGAATTTTCACTATGGCTTGTCTCTCCCTCAGCTCCTTCTTTCGCTTTTAGGTCAACCACAGCCATGGCGATTGTGTTCAAATGTTTTTCCATGTCAGATTCTATCTTCGCATCCGTAAAAGACGGAGGATAGTTTCTGCACTGCTTAAATTTCTCAGTTACGAATCCGATTAACAGTTTTGATGGTTTTTCATCGGCAAGCTCTGGAATATCAGACAAGTATTCTACTGATTTCTCATAGATTCTGTCTTCAATTGCCATAGCTGCACCTCACGATCTACAGATTAAACCTTGTAATAAAGTATTCTTTCAAATCTTGCCCAGTCATATCGTCAACATTTAATACTTCATGTTCTCTTGCCAATTCTTTCAAATCAGCAGTGCTCATTCTGTTGATGTCTGTTTTCTTATACTTAAACACTTCCGGCATCTGTATTTCCTCATCAGAGGATTCCTGCCCCGAAGTTTCTTCCGGGACTTCTTCTCCTGCTTTGTACCACTTGCCGTTCATTTTGATAATGTTCTTCGCAAGCATCCAATCACCTCTTACGCTACTTTCATAACAACAACGCTGTTCATTCCTTCAAATGATGGAAGACCAATCATGGATACTACGCAATGAGTATTGATTGGATGCTCTGTTGCATATGTGTAGACAGAAATACCAGTTTCAACAAGTTGCAGATTTCCTCCAGCGAGGTCTCCGCTTCTCTCTTCCGGTGTTCTTCCGAATACATAGTCTCCAAGGTATACACCTGCTGACTGACAAGAGATAATGTTTGTTGGGATGAAGTACTGTGTTGTTCCAGATTCATCAACATACATCTTGTCATATACCTCGATTTCGATTCCGTACTCTCTCAGATAAGAAAGAACATCCGCCTGTCTTACCCTGATACCGCCGTTGTAAGCAGTAATTCCGAGTACCTGTTTCTTTGTGTCTTCTGCTTTCAGAATCATCTCAAATGTCTCTGTATTCATAGAGAATCTTGTCAGAGAATATCCTGTCTTCTTTGCGAAATCACGTCTTGTGTCGATCAAGTCTTGAAGTGGTGTTGCTGTTGCCGGAACATTCCATTTATCAGATGTGCCTTGAATTTCAACGAAGTGATCTGCCTTGTGCTTTGCTCCATTGTCTGTTGTGTAATCAATTGTGTATGTCTTGTCTTTGATTTTAACAGTAACTTTCGGAACACCATCTGACGGAGCAAGCAACTGCCAAATCTGTCTCTCAGGAACTACCATCGCTCCTTGAATCAGATTCATAGGTTTCTTGCTGATCTGTCTGAGTACTTGATTTGCAAGATTTGAGTTTTCAGCAGACTGATAGTTCGCATACTGCTGCTCCTCTTTTTCTGTTACCATGTAGGACTCTCTGTAGAACGGCATTTCGTTTTGGATATCCTGGAATCCACCAACATCTCTTAATTCTGCCTGTGCATCAAAGCTGGATGCTTTCAGAGAGATTGGCTGAGAATTTTCACCAAGGATATATCTCATTTCCAGTGAATCCTGTTTTGTTGTTCCAAATTTCTGTCTTCCAAGATACGGTGGAAGTGCAAGAGACGCTTTGTAGTTATCCCACATAACCCCAAGGCTTCTCGCTGTAAATGCTTGACTTAATGGTAATGCCATGTCTGTTATTCCTCCTTAATTAACCTTCTGCAATCTTTGGTGCTCCGTAAAAAGTAACTCTCGGAGTCGCTTTTCTTGCTGCATCTGCAATTGAAAGGCCTGTTACTTTTTCCCAATCAATCGTTCCCTGATATACATATGTTCCCGGTGCATCTCCCTGTGTAACATCAACGTCCTCAAGAAGATATCCAAGGCATTCAGCATCATTGGACGGATACGGTGTTCCAGCTTTTACAATTTTCATTCCGTTGTCATCTGCCGAAGATACCATTGACTGCTGTACTACGCAAGCAGCTCCCTCATACGGGAAGAACTTCAGAATTCCCTTACCTTGTGTAAAATCTCTTACAATTGGTTTACCCATTGCTTAATTCCTCCTTATTTCAAAACGTAGTAGTCTTTTACAGACTGCTCACTCTGTTTGTTGCCGAAAACAATAGATTCTGCATTTTTCACATCTTCCGGCTTATCATCTTGTTTTCCACCGCCCGGATTAATTGAACCGTTAGCGATTTCTTGTTCTTTCGCCTGCGCGGCGGCTGTTTCTTTATCGGCGATAATCTGTGACATGGAATCAATGGCTGTCTTTGCAAGATCGTAATTGTCTTGAAAACCAGCAAGAACATTCTCTGCCTGTTCACCCGTCAGTCCTTTTTCAGCAGCATAAGCACGAATATCTTTCTTGATATTCTCTTTCTGCAATGCATCAATCTGTTTTCTCAGCTTCTCAATCTCGTCATCGTTCTGTGGTGCCGGATTTTGGTTCTGCTGTGGATTTGGAACTGGTGCCGGTGTAGGCTGTGGCTGAGGTTCCGGCTTTGGTGCTGGATTTGGGTTCGGTTCCGGAGCTGGTCTGTTATTATGAAACTGATTCAAATAATTAGTGACCTGTGCATCTGTCGGCTCTTCAATTCCTAATGCAACCAAATTCTGTTTTGCTTCTTCTCTTGTCATAGTTATTACCTCCGTGATCTACATTTGATTTCGCTGTTCTATCAGCATGGATTTTTTCTTTTTCCATTTGACGCATGGATGCAAATTTATATAGAAAAAGCCAACCACTGATTTCTCAATGACTGGCTTATTTCTACTATCCTAATTTCTGCCAACTCTTTGTCTCAGAGTTGAATTTGTATAATTCCGATGTGTCTAACATCAAACAGGAACTTCCTGCATCTACATAAGTCGGGAGCTTATCAACATCTTTTGACTGAGCTTCATAGCTTCTAACATTTCCAGATGCTTCGGTACAAACAATGCTCCCCATATCCGGCACATCTGTTCCCGGAGGATACGTCTGTCCGTCTTGTTTTACTGTGTAATCATATGTCATTCTTCTACCTCCGGCGTTTTGTTGCCATTTGAATTCTGATTGTTCCCCTGTTCTTTATTCTGATTAACGTTATCGTCAATCTGATTTTGCTTATTTTCATCATCAGAAGTCTTGTAAAGTACATCCAGATAAGGCTTTGAAAGAATGTAAGCTTTTTCACTATCCGGGAATAATGTGCTAAGCTCATATGCAAGTTTCGGATGAGTGCCATCTTTCAACAAGTAGTCCAAAAACTGTGCCTTTACTAGCATATTATCCATAGGGCTGTGATTAATAATCACTTCAAACTGGCTCGTATCAATAGGACATTCATTTTTTCCTTTTCTTACACGAATAATATTCAAGATAACTTCATTCAGTCTTTGTTCTGACTCTTGAATAATCGGGTCTTTCAGTTTTCCTCTCGTCTTAGCCATATCCCATCCGTTACGGAGTTGTACCGCCCCTTGAGTGTCACCACCTGTGTTTCCCTCAAGTTTAGGAATGGCAAGAATCTGTAGGATATTATCCAACAGGTCTTGCTTTGCAACCTGTGACTGAGTTTGATTTAGCTCCTGTGTCATAATATCTACATCAGCCTTATTGTCAGTACCATTGTTTGATTTAACAACAAGAGCACCTTCCATTTTCATCTGTTGGAATGTTTCATGATCAACTGTACAGTTTACAAATTTCACCCAAGCACTAACAAACTGTTCAATGCTGTCCATTCTGTTTGACTGCATATTGTTAATTGCATCAAACATGGATGCTACAAGCTCAATATCAGAAATCCTCTCAAAATTGTTTGGGTATTCAACAATAGGGATTCCACCAAACGCATGTATACCCCATTGTTCAACTTTTCCGTCTTTGATAATGCATTGGTTCGTTTTCGTGTGGCATGACTTATACCATTCACCGTTCAAGTCCTTTAATTCTTGAACGGAAACAAGCGGTTCTTCCGTAATAGATGAATAAATGATGTAAGTATTCATGGGAGTTGGAACTGTAATTCTGAACGGCATTTTTTCTCCAGGTTTTTCAAACTGAGCAGCTAAAAAAGCTGTTCCAGTTGCCGACTGCCACTCACCAGCTCTGATATTTCTAGCATGTTTATGAGCGCGTCTCAAATAATTATTGAACACGTCAACATATTCACTGATATTTTCCTTTACAATACTCACGCACTGCAACGGTTCTCCATAGGACTGTCCAACTTTAAACTGAACTGCTTCATAAGCGTGATTTTCTACTACTTTGTTTACCACATCATCTCTGATCGTCTTTGTACGGTACAGAATCGGTTGATCTCCTTTGTAGTAGTCCCACAAATATTTAGTAACTTGTTTGTTAAAGTAAAAGATTCCAAGTGTTTCCCCTACAACTTCCAAAATATTGCTTTGATCAACCTCTTCGACATTCGCATATGCAATTTTTCTTCCGTATTTGCCTTTTACAAGGTCTTGTAGAGTATTCTTGTTCATTTCTTCACCTTAAATCAAAAAAGTCATTCCGCTACTGCAATTTCTAATTGGCAGCGACTTCCTGACTGTTTCTCCCGTTGCTACTTTGAAAATAATCTTTTTGTTACACTTCTTGCATCGACAGACTTTGTCGATTTTTCCTTTTCCGTCATAAGTGCCAACTTTCCTGTTACACTTCGGACAATAGATTGTTTGTTCTTTTACCATGTTTTTCACCAATAAAAAATGCACCTGGTTCGTCATTCCAAGTGCATCTTTAAGAAAGGATTATGAGAATTATTATGTATCCTCAAGTTGTATTTCTTCGATTATTATTATATCATGTCAAGTATTTGGAAAAATAGTGAAAAGATGTGAAATTATATGAAATTATGTGAAGTGATTACAGATAATAAGAGCCGAAAAGCTTCTCAAACTCTTGTAATGCTCTACCGTGAATTGACATGGCATTTCTGAAAGTGCATCCCATTTCCACACTAATAACATTCCAATCTTTGCATAATACATATCTGTTGTATAAGATTCTGTACTGATTTGCATTTGGAATCATTTCAATCTGTTGAGCAATTTCTTTCTTCTTTTGCAGTGACCGTTCAACAGAATCCGCAAGCTCTACTTCTGCATCCGCAATTTTAGAAACAAGACTTCCCATTTTGTCAGGTTCTCCGCTGCTCTGAACATTAACCTCTTTTGGAGACACAGAAATAGAACAAGCCATATCTCTCAACTGATTAATTTCTTCCATTTTGTTCTTGATTCTGAAATTTAACTTTGAAATCTGTCCTAAATATGTTTTTGTATCCATTATCTATAACCTCCTCTAAACGGATTGTGTACCGCTTCGACTTTTGCTTCTCTTGTCCCTGCCGTCATTCTTATAGCGAAGTTTGAAAAAACGTCCGGTACATCGTCAAGCTGCTTTTTATCTGAAACAGAATATCTTGTCAAAAGACTCATCATTACTCCATACGGCTCTTTTGGCGTATAAAGTGAAGAATCCTTAAATATTACGTGCTGTAAAATCCAGCTTGAGCACTGATAGATTCTTGCTTCTTTGTTCGTTTCCGTAGGAGTATCCGTAATATTGCATATCCATCCTTTTTGCTCTACTCGCTTATTAACTTCCAGTGCTACTCTGTCTCCTCCGGCATTTCGCTCAAATTCACACTCTTGAACCTGATTATCAACAATGATGTTTGATGCATTCTCATACTGTAATTCGTAATCTGCTGTATTATCGCAAACGCAATCAACACAATAATAGTCTTCTCCGTACTTCTGCAAGACTGGAAGCACAAAATAGTCCGTTCCTTTTCCTTTTGTATCACATTGAGCAGTGATGATTTCCGGTGCTCCATGTGGCAAATTCAGATACCGCCTTGTCTTTTCTTCTGGGAACAGAAGTCCTTCTCTTTCAATTGGCTCCTGTTTGTAAAGACATCTGTATGACACATCGTCCATGAGTAATTGCTGGTCTTCAAAGAATTCCACAGTAAAACCGCTATACTCATAATCAAAGTTGCTTTTTCCTGTTTTCGGATCAATGTCTGGCACCGCAATTGTTTTTACACGGTTATTACCCTCATACATCTTTTGAATACGTCCTATTACATCGTGTACGCTCCATCTAGTCGCTATATGAATTTCCTTGCAGTTATTCCCGTCTGTGTCCTGAATCTTTCTCTGACGGGCATCTACGGCGTATTTGTCCCACAATTTATCAAGAATATTCCTGTTTAACGCCTCTTCGATTCCACCGATCATATCATCAACAAGTAGAAACTTAGAAGCACGTACTTTTCCGGCATTCTTACTACCAACAGATGTGCACTGAACAGATGGGAACGGTTTGTATTTTCCAACATTGAACTGCTCCATCTTCGCATTTTCTCCAGAAACAGCCAAATTCGGAAATATATCATGCCAGCAATACTCCCCTAGATTCTTTACAATATCCAGTTCGCCATCATAGAACATTCTTGTGATGTCGCTGCTATGCGAATAGAACAAATTGAAGTCTTTTGGGTACCATCCAATGACTCCGCTGAGGAAAAATTTCTCTATTGAAGTTTTCCCAGCGCCGGGTATGAGGGAAATCAAGAGCATATCGTACTTGTCATCAAGCATTCCTTGTAAGCCATCTACAAGACCGATTTTCAGAAATTGCTTTCTTCTAGGCATGTAAAATCGCTCTTTTGGTTCTCTTTTCTTCTCGATGTACCGGAAGTAGCTATCAACGCACTTGTTTTTTGCTTCTGCTAAAATAAGATCGTAGAAATCATCAAGTATTTGGTAATATGTCCCGTTCTCAAATGCATATTTTTCCAAATCCCATGAAGTACCGCCAGTGCTGTTCATTATAAACTGCTCATACAGCTGTCTTGCTCTTCCGGAAATTTTCAATCCATCGTTATCTTTGTTATTAAACAGGGCAACTTTGCTGGCTTCTCTGTACGCATCTAGAACCTGTTCGTCAATCCCTTTACGCTCTATGTAATTTTCATACCCTTTTACGGTTTTAATCAAATAATCGCTCGCCATAACACAAAAAGTGCCCCCTAACTCTTAAAATAAAAAAGTTAAGGAGCACTCCCCTGTTCCCTGTCCGCATCCGGGCATGAGCTGTTAATATTTAATTTTCATTAATCTGATCTTTTCCAATCACCAAGTCATCTTTCAATGTATTAATCAGAACTTCTGTCTCTTTCACGATGCTCCAATCTTTCTTGCTGATTATCGGAACTCCCTTGTCATCCGTCTTTACTCTTTCAACAGAACAATAAACTTCTCCCGGTTCCGCATGGAATATAAAATCAGCCATTGTCGCTTTTTGAATCTGTTTTCCATCAACAAAAACCTTTGTAATTGTTCCATCACTTTCGATTCTGATATCCATTATTTCACAACCTTTTCTTTGTGACTTGTAATCTTCGCCCCGTCTTTTGTCGGTCTGATTGTCACTGTATAACCGGAATTAGCCACCAAACTGGCAATATCTTCCATTTTGCAAGTAATCACGCGTTTTACTTCATTTTTTCTCATTTCATCGTTCATTTTCATCACCTAAAACAGACATATATGCTTAAATCCATGCTCAATGTCGTTTTCTTCAAAGAATCTATTTGCATCCTGTCTGTCATTGACCTTTTCAAGACATTTCTTCGCTTTTTCAATGCGATCTAAAAGAATTTTTGCTTCTTTTTCAACTTCGCTCAAGGATTTTTCTGATTTTTCTTTCCACTTTTCAATATTCATAACTATTTCTTCCTTTCGAACAGTTCTTCCGGCAGCGGTTCTCCCATCCAAACCATTCTGAGATATTTGCGGAATGTCGGAGTACAGACACCCATTTTCTTTGCCGCTTCATCCATTGTAATTTTATGGCTGCAATAATCATTGATAGCATCGACAAAATTGTCTCTGTCAAGCACCTTAATTTTTCTTCCCATCGGGGCTCTCCTTTCTTCTCTTCACATTTCCAATTATTTCAAACGAGCGTAACTGGAATCGAACCAGTACACCAGGAGTCAAAGTCCTGTGCTCTACCTTTAAGCTATACGCCCTTAGCTGCAAGAAATTTACCTCGAAAGCCGTAAGGAATCCTTGCACTGCTACGGTTCTTTATAATATTGGAGTTTATTATATAATCGATAAACCACGTATTTTATTAACAAAACGTTAGTTTCCGAGCTTCAGCGAACTCCGCAGCTAAAACACTGATTGAATTTTGTTCAAACATGATTAGGGTTTCCCCTTATTCAATCATGGTAAAAGTCATATTCTGCCACTGTGATGATAGGTCTGAGCTTCTGAGAGCGACTCTTGGCTTCCTACCACTGTATAAGCACACATAGGATTGATACCTACAAATTTCACGGTTCTTTCAGAATATTTTATTTAATGTTTTTTTATCCACTTAAAACATTTTGGTAAAATTAAGAACTTGCCATACCGCTACTTTAACGACTTTCTTGTGTTATACACTGATTTCTCAGCTTCAAGGCAAATCAGCTTATTGAGAATTTCCATCGCTGTTGGTAGTCTCTCACACCACGAACTAAATGGATTGTTCTTGCACTGCAAGCGTCTATTGATCGCCGACCACAAGGAGTCTGCATTTGACTTCTCTATGATGATACACTACAAGGCATTGTTGATGGTTCCCATCTCCACCACCAGAATCACTCCTAGTGGAAAGAATCAGCTTATCCAATATCTCGAACAAGCCTATCTCGTTACCATTGCATCTCGGCATGACTGAAAAATCACTCTTCACCGAGATAATCATGTTTGAATTTCCGTATAAGGAGTCGAACCTCAATCTTTCGTCCGGGTAGGGTAAGAACGAACGCTTTACCAATTAAGCTATACGGCTTCCAGCTACACTGTAGCAAGGAAAGTAAGTTATGAAAAAGTTTTTTCTCCGAAACTCGGAGAGAGCTACCGTTCGGATTCGAACCGAAAACCTGTTGATTCGTAATCAACTGCTCTATCCATTTGAGCTATGATAGCATTTCACGGTTTTTGAATTATTTTAATCACTTTAAACTTATGGGAATCAAAACTAATCTAAAGGAAAATGGCATATTTACTGCACATAGGGCGCGTACATGAGGGGTGTTTCTGAGAACCGTGAAACTCAGAAATAGCAGATGCCGGAGTCGAACCGACTATTTCAAGATCATGACTCTTGCGTGGTATTCCGTTCCACTCATCTGCAAACGCCACAAGGAGGATTCGAACCTCCAATTCCTTTATGGTATTGTGGCTTACGACTGGGTGAATCGTCATTCAATTACTTGCCGATCATCGGCAAAACCAGTCTTAATTACGTAAGATTACAATCAACAACGATATTCTGACGGCACCGATTTCAGAATCGGTCAAACCTACCGGGACTTGTGACGTCCCTTTGTTCAGCTTTCCGCTAGTAGGTGGAGAATCGTCACATGGACGAATATAAAAACCAAGTATTAGTAAATATCTTAATTATTTTTCTGGCGTGGAAATTGCAAATCCCAGAAATCCTGCAAAAATGATTACCGACATGACAATCACTGAGAGAAATACTTTTACGATTGTTGTCCAAATAATCGCTGCTGTAAGTTGTCCTGCATCCCAAGAGCGATGCAAGCTGTAAAAATCGGTTTAAACAGGAGATCATAACCTCCGAAATAAAGTCCTCCGGCAACTCCGGCAATTAGAAACGCAATTGCCAAAACCCATCTTAATTTCTTCATCTTCTCTCAATCCTTTCTCAGTACTTACAAATGTAATACATCGATGCGGTACTTATAAAGCAGAGATACAGAGAAATCATCATCCTGCCCCATTTCTTTTCTTCGTAATTCTCACATGCCATCGCAAACCATGCAACCGCTATCGTAATATTCGCAAAAATCAAAAGCATTCTACTCAGCATTTCTCTTCTCCCTGTGCTTCATCTGACAAGAAATCATTTGCACCACATTCATTCTTTCTTGTCTGATTCCGTGTCCCTGTTTGAAAAGTTCGCATTCAAGAATCTCTCCGCAGTGAACACATTCATCGTTGATTTCTTTCCCGGCAATTCTCATGTCATTCCTCCCCGGAAATACGTTTCGTGATTCTTTCAGCGATATCAGATGCCTTTTCGCAAACCTCAGGTATCTCATGCAGTGCCGATTCAACAGATGAGACAAACGCATCATAGAATTCTTCGTGTTTCATCAGCTCACTTTTGACAACTTCACATGATGTCTGAAGAATCTGTTCCTTGAACCCGATATCATTCATACGAATCGCCCAGGAATCTTCTTTCTCCAGCGTACAAATCAACCAGAACTCTAATTGCTGTCTTCAAGTCTTCATTGTCTATTTCGAGATATCTGTTCTTCTCTTCTGCAATATCGATTTCACGAATTAGGTCTGATCTGTCGCAATCCTCATATGGGTCAAACGAGAATGGAAGTGTTTCATCCTCAAGAGATTCGATATCTTCTCCGAATGCATCTGCATCGATTTCCTGTCCGGCAAATTCCATCGAACAGTCTCTGAACTCAAGAACAAGTCCGCACTCTTCGCACCACTGACTTGCCAAACACAGCATCTCTTTCAGTTCCCGTTTACTCAATCCTTTTAAATCTTTCTTTGTAATCATTTTCCTGATATCACCTTTCCGCAGCTCTTACACCGTCAATAATGTTTTGTCTTGAAACTTCCGTCTTCCTGTCGAACAAGATCTGAATGGTCATGCACCACGTGATCGTGTCGGCAGAACAGGCGTTGAATTATTTTCAGCATATATTCTCTCCTACTCAATTCTCAGGATGTACTTGATATCTTTGCTATTGACAATCGCTCTGATTTCTTTTCCATGTTCAAAGACAATCAAGCTATCTTCTCTTATCTTTCTCGCCCATCATTTATTCCTCTCGCGTCCACTATTCCCAAACAAAAACGAAAATGTTTCTAATTCAGGCACTTTCACACCGCATAATGCACATGTCAGCTGAATTGCAGTATTCCGATCTCGGCATTTCTTGTAAAACTCAAAATAAATGCTATAAAACATATCAACAGCTTTTTGCGTTTCTTTATCAATCATCAGACAACCCTCCAAAGTGCTTTCACATCTCTGTAAATCATGTTCTTTTTCCTTCTTTGCTCATGTTAGACTCCTTTACACGTATCTGAAAATCAAATAAATAACAGATGCAATAACTAAAGCAAAAGTAACGATGTATGTTATTCCCGTAACAATCAAAAATAGCTTTTCGCCTTTTCTGTAATTAATTCCGGCTACAAATCTTAATTTTCCGCTAGTGCTGAGTGTTCTGAAATACATTCTTGAGATTATCAACAACGCTATGCATATAACAATTGCAACCAATGTAATTTTAATCAACATAATCCTTGCTCCTTTTTCTTAGTAAATCCTACAGAACTCTTTTACATCTTTAAGTCTGAACATAGCATTGACCGAATCTCCGGATTGAAAAGTGACTATCCCATTTTCTGTATCCACCTTGCTGCTCGATGCTTCAATAATCACGAATCCGCAATCTATTAATTCAACGCTGTAGATTGGATTAACTTTTTTCAGGTCACTAAAACCGAATATATCTTTCAGATTTTCAGGTTTGTCTTTGTTCATGTTTCGTCTCCTCCATAGGGTCTTTTTGTTTTTGAGTTAAAATTTGGGACTTAGTAAGCCGATTTTTCAAAGCTGTTTTAACCCCCTCCCCATACGGTCAGCGTGTCGAACATTTGTTCCGAACATATGAATCTATTGGATAAATCTATATTTGTTCGATAAAGATCACTGTTTTCCATGGATTCATGTTTAAAATCACTGCAAAGTCAATGATTTATTTTAACCATTAGTTTTTCCGTTCTCAAATCTTAAAAAATATCAATCGTTTTCCTCGATCTGTGGCGTCAGATCCTGTCCCAGCTGTGGCAATTGGTCTGCGGTCAGTGGTCTTGCCTCCACTTTCTCACGGCTAACGCCTGGAAGGTTCCACATGTGGTGCCTGTTAAGTGACGGTAACACCTTCATAGGATTTATACGCTTATCCTGTAACATTGACTCCAGTGATTGCTCGTTATCGTCCATGATTTTCTTGCGCAAATCGAAATATTTTTTACTTAGTCTATTACTATTACCACCACTATTACTAGGATTATATTTACTGTTATATCTACTGTCTTTATCCCAGTTATATAGTGTTTGTTTGTCTATACCAGACATATCAGAGAAGCCTTTAATATTTACGACTTGACAGTGTCTATTGCATATTCTCTTGTAAATTTCATAGGCATTCATGACTTTCTCATCGTCATAGGTCCCGCCAATGCTGCCATTGATCCAGAGCAAATTCCCGTTCTTCTCGAACAGTGTAACTCTGATCTCCTCGATGATGTCATTCCAGATCTGTGGTGGAATGTCTGATTCGTCCAGATCATCTCTCATGCAGTAATCAGTGATCACATCGTCAACTAAGGCTCTGAGGTTGACCGGATCAACTTCAACACTTTCAACACTGTTCACTGTCTCAGCTCCTACTCTCTCTGTTTTCTGTGTTCTTCTCTTAGCCATTGTTTCTCACCTCCGCATTGTCAAATAATCTATAAACAAAAAAGCCTAGACACACCGAGATATTGAACAGCTCATTGTCTGTTATTTTCTCGATATGCCTAGGCTGACGATTCCTAGCTCTTTTCGATCCAGCTCCCATTCGGCTTTCACGGATTTCTTGTCGCTGATGCTATTATAACACACAGGATTCCTGTTTGCAATAGTGTCGAGTAAATTATTTTTAATTTTTTTCAAGGCGTGTGCGTCCGTGTATGTGCGTACTCGGCTGTGCGCTTCGTGTCCGTGTTTTGATAATCAGGACAGACAATGCTCTGTTCTGTTGGCTGTGGTTGTCTCTTCCTGCCGTTGTTCATTTCTTGTCTGATCGATTTGTTTTTACATCGGTTTTTGGTAGGTACACAGTCGGTGTTTTCTCAAAACCCGACCTTTTTAAAACTATAGACTGAACGTAGTGAAGGATATAGTTTTGAAAAGTAATATATATAATATTATAAATTATTTAGTAAGTCGATTATTAGGGCTGTATCCATTCTGTATCCAATCTGTATACAAATAGCATAATAATTTGCACATCGTAACATTTGTGAAATCCCTGTTTCCCCTTGTGTTTACTGGCTTAGTTGGCATTTGTTAAATATTTATCGTAACAATTTGTTAACAGTTTTGTAACCCTACTTGCCATGTTAGTTTGAACTAACAACTATTTTAAAAAAAATAGAGCATGAATGACCATTTCTTGCTCTTTTTGCTGTGATGTGTTATGATTTTATTTACTGGAGAGCGGTGGCAAGTTCCGCCCTCTCTTGTGTGTCTGAGTCGCTTTGTGCGGCTCTTTTTATTTGTCTTCTGTTGGCTTGTACTCTTCTGCTCCGCTCTCGATGTAAAGCAGGAAGTCATTAATTTTCTTCTCTTCCCATCCAGCAGATCGCAGTCCCTCAATCAGTCTCGCTATCTCTGTCATTGTCATATCGTTCATAGTTCTCCTTTCTCCGCTTGCCGCGGCAACTTGTAAGTATCTCTCACAAGTATTACTATACATTATTAAACTATTCTTGTCAATACATTATTAAACTATTCTTTCATTCTTTCAAGTTCTTTCTGAACGCAATCAAGAACAAACCCGGATATCTTCATTCCTTTCAGTTCGGCAGCTTTCTTGATCTGGTCTTTTGTTCCTCTAGGTGCCATCACTGTGATTCTATCATAGTTATCTTTCTGATATTGTGCGATATAGCTTAATTCTTTTTCTTTATCTTTGAACGCCATTATCAAAACTCCTTTCTTATCTATAATGCTATTATACATTATTGAACTATGCTTGTCAATTTAGTTGAAAAATTTTCATTATTACATAAGAAGAAACAAAAATATTTTAAAATTATTAAACTATGCTATTGACATAATTATTGAACTATGCTACAGTATAACCATAGAAAACAACAAAACAAAAAGCCGATCGGAGAAGCTACCAACTAAACCCGATCGGCACCAATCAAAAGAAAGGTAGCTCTATTATAACAGGAGCAAAGGAAAAAAGCAATGTTAAGAACAAACAGCAGAAAAGCAATGGAGAACATCAGAAAAGAGATAATGGACAGCTACGAGGCTGCAAACGAATATTACACATTCGAAGGCAGAGAAGCAAAGACAGATTTTAACGAGATCTGCGCGGACATCCTGGAGGCGTTCAGAGTTGAAAAGTTAGAACACGACTGTTATTATATCGCAGGCAGAGCAAGCAAAAGCGAAATGTTCATGGACTGGATGCAGGGACTTCCAACAGCGTTCCCGGTTGCTGATGATATTTTTCTCAGATCAGCGATCGACTTTCTTGGAAACATCCTCGAAGAGACAGAGGAAGAAAAGGAAAGATACACAGAGGACAAAGCGGAGAAATTAGCTTGCAACCTTCTTTACAGAGAACTTGAGAAAGGCGCACGCAAATAGACAGACCAACCGGGGAGCAATCCCCGGAACTTTTAAGCAAATCAGGAGGAAAATAGCATGATTAGTATTGATATGTGGTACAAGAACAACCCAAAAGAAATAAACGGAATAGATTGGAGCTTTAGCGATTTAGATTGCGTTTATCATGGCAATGTTTACAAGGACGGGAAAACAATCGGAGACTTTACATCTGACACAATGCAGGAAGTGCAAGAAGCGTTCCCACATTTAGCAGAAGCAATCGACAAGGCATTAAACTAGAAAAACGGAGGACTTGAGAAAATGAAAGCACAGAGAAATTGGATCACACCAGAGGGAAAGAGTTTTGTCAAATATGAGAACATGATGGAGCAGCCACACTTGTTAGTGGCTGGAGCTACTGGATCAGGAAAATCGGTTGTAATTAATGGGATTATCACAACTGCACTGTTTGAGGCACCGTCACAAGTACAGTTCATTCTTATCGACCCGAAGAGGGTGGAACTCGTAGACTATAGATATCTTCCTCATACGGCGTTCTACGCATCCGAACCGGCTGAGATGGTCAGAGGATTGCAGATGGCTATGAATATCATTGAAATGAGATATACACAGATGCAGAGAGCACACGAGAAGAAATACCATGGAGCGCAGCTATATGTAATTATTGACGAGTTAGCGGACTTAATGACCACGAACAAAAAACAAGTCATGCCACTGATCCAACGTATCGCACAAGTAGGACGCGCCGCCGGTGTTCATCTAATTTGTGCAACTCAGTGTCCGATTGCAAAGGTAATTCCAACAGAAATCAAGGTCAACTTTGATGCCCGTGTGGGACTGCGTACAAGGTCAGCGCAGGACAGCAGAAATATACTAGGCTTTAACGGTTGCGAGGATTTACCGCGCTATGGGCAGGCATATTACATGAATCCAGATAGCGGAGTAAAAAAAATAGTTGTTCCGATGTATGACAAGGGCGAAACATGGCGTTTGATTAATCACTGGATGCAGCAGCGCCCACCGAAAAAGAAAGGATTCTTTGATAGATTATTCGGAATATAAGGAGAACCGGGAGAAATTCCCGGATCTTTTTTCTTTCCAATAAACAGTGATTTAATCAGAATTATTCTATTCCATCTCCTAATATTTTTGAAATGCATCTGTCTAAATTAATACAGCAATAACAACCATAGTAGCAGCACCATTTGCAAGGCTCTTTGTCGCACCTTTTGACTAATGATTCTCCACATTGCCATTCCATACAAGGCCTGTTGTTTTGTTTGGCAACTAACTTTTTAAGAGCGTCAACGTATTTGTTTTCATCTGCTTGTGTTTTTAAATTCATTTACAATGCACCTCCTATTTTCCTTTTAAATCCATTTTATACTATCAATCAATAAAGTATAGGCTAAACCAATTCAAATCGATTCTAGGCGCATTCTGCGAAACCACAGAATCAAACGCCGAATTCCTTGTTGTTCTTTTTCTTCCATTCTTCCCGTTCTGCTTCTTTCTTTCGCTCTTCTTCGGTCATTTCAGAGCCGTTTCGCATTCTTTTGAAATGGTTCACGATGTCTGCTTTGTTTGACTCTTGTATATTCTTCCAGTAATTTTGACGGCGTTCTTCTTCTTCGGAAATTTTAGCAGCGTCTTCTGCTCTCTTCTTTGCAAGCTCTTCGTTTAATTCCTCAAGTGATTGAATGCCCTTTTCTTCTGGCTTGCTTTCCTGTTCCGGTTCTTCCAGTAGTTCCGGGTGCTTAACGTATTCTTTCGCTTTTGCAAAAATATCCACGCTGTAAGTATTTATCAAGTCTTTCTGTATAACAATGTCAGTGATTTGCTCCCCATATTTGCGAGCTAAGAATTTAGCAGATTTCTCTTTCTTCTTTTCCTCTTCTGACTCAGACAAAGGATCAACAAAACCCTCTTCCCATGGCATCACTTCAACTGCTGCCATCTGGTCGACCTCTTTCGTCTCTTCTTCGATCTGCAAAACGCTCTCTGTAGGCTCTAAAATCGGGGCTGTTGGCGTTTCAAATGATTTAAGCATAGTTTCTACTGCTTCAACGATAAAAGCGTTTATAGTGTAGTCTAGGCTCTGTATCCGCTCTTTCGTTCCTTTCGGTAATCTAGCTTGCACAATATCAAACTTTGAGTTATAACGGTTTTGCGCGTCTTTCTGGTATTTTTTCAATGGAATCACTCCTTTTTAAACGATATCTTTTATATATATCAATGCTATATATAATACCATATATAAAAGCTATATATCAAGCTATATATAAAAGGTATATATAAACACTATATATGCATACTATATATCTATCATATATATCTTTACTATATATCATTACTATATATCTTTTATATATATCTTGCATATATAGTTTGCATCTAATTGTATTTATATAATGGTATTTAGATAATTGTCACCAATTTTTTCTGAAAATCTCAAAATTTCTTCCCTAAAACCGCGAACTTTACTCCGTTTTCAAAAAATGTTATGATAAAAAGAAAAGGAGTATTGGCATGTACGAGGACATTTTAGAGTACCTGGACAAACGTCTCAAGGAAAATACTCGCGATATCGGCTCCGCGATCACTTCCAGGGATGTTGATGATATCCACAGATATGAGGGCAGAGAGCAGATGATTCTTGAAATCAAGCGGTTTATAAAGAAAAAACAAGGGGAGAAATGATCTCCCCTCTTTGATTATTTGCAGAAATTGTTCAGCAATTCTTCTTTTAACTCCATCTTCCCGGCTCTAAAACCGAGCTTAAAAGCGTAAATCAGTGCTTTTGTCTTCCCCATCTCCACTTTGTCAGCAATCGCAATCAATGGGAACAGGTCTTCCGCAAAGTAATCTGTAACCACACTGTCGCTGATTGGGCGTGTTTTCTCTTCAATATTGTTAATCGTGCTTTTCATATCGCTGACTTTTACTTTTAGCTTCTTTACTACCATTTTTCTTTTTTCTCCTTTCCGCATATGAAGAAAGATTAAAATCAATCATGAACTTGAGGTATTCCTCGCCAAATTCCCCGATTTCTGGGAAGTAATCAAATATATCCAGTCTGTATCGTGGCTTTTCACCAACATCAACAATATATTGGATAGTAGCTTCTTCCATATCAAAGCGAGTCGATGCATAAGAAATCAGTTCATCAATAGCTTCTCTCTTTGTAAATTCGCCAATCTTAGCAAACAATTCAATTCTAGACAGATTTCTCTTGTAAAATGTAATTGCTCGTGGAGCTGGCTTGTCTGACACATGGATTAATCTGTTCTTGTTTGCCTTTTCCTCAAGCTCATGGAATTTATTGATATATCTTGCTGTGAAGACTACACCTTTCTGCCCGGTACACTTATGGGCAATGAACTCACAGCCTTTCTTTGTGATGCTAAAGCAAGGTCGGCGTTCGCCTTTTCCGTCTAAATATGTAGAATTCATCCAGAATTCATTCAAATTAATAATGCAATTTTCAACCGGCTCAATTTTGAGCTCGTTAGATTTCCCATCCAATGAGGACGGCTCAAAATTGAGCTGTCCTAAATCTTTGTTGGATTCTTCGAGATATTTAGTGTACTTTGCAATATCTCTCATCAAGTTCTTATGGTCTTTCTCAATCATCTTTGCTACTTCCATAGATGAAATAGTTTCTACTTTAATTGTCTCTTTTGCCATCTTCTTGTCCTCCATATCAAATTACACTGTTGCTCTTGCCTTTGATTTTGCTTTCGCTTTTTGCAGTTCCATATAACCAAAAGCATAGTCAAGAAGTACCTTGATTGCGTCAACGTCTTCCAGATCGTCTACCAGTTTCTTGATGTCAGCTCTATACAGCTCTCTGTAAAATCCATCTTTGTCTTCGTAAAAATCAACGTCTTTCATTTATTTGTCCCCCTTAGACATCATTATAAAATCATACTTTGCTGCGTACATTTTACAATATTCTGCAAGGTTGGCAAGACTGGTATAGCAGACAAGATTGTCCGCAATGTAATGGAGAATTGCTCTGTTGTCCTCTGGCTTCATAATATTTACTTCTAAGTTAATTTCCTGCATAATAAAAACTCCTTTCAATTTAAAAAAATGTTCTTGAAAGAAGTCCCCGTCTGCATTATAATATTTGCAGAAGGAAACTTCTAACTTGGTGGAGATTCACTATTACTTTGGTCGGTAGGTGTGAATCTCTATTTTTTGATTTCAGACTTTAATTTGTGAATCCCTCTTCTTATCCCCTCTGTCTTCGGAATTTCTTCTTGCTGACAATATTCATCAAGAATTTCCTTTGTTTCATTGTCTAGCCTTACGTGAATAGGGTTTGATTTTGGATTTTCACTTTTTGGTCTTCCTGTTCTTGGACTCATATTTTCACCCCACTTTCTGTAGCCCTATAATTATGATAATATATGTAGCCCGATAAGTCAATACCTAAATTCAAAAAAATAGAGAGGAATAAAAATCCCTCTCCAAAATAATCCATATTCAATTGTTACTGTACGATTTCTTCAAGGTCAAGGCTGTATCCCATAACCTCTCCTACATCTGTACACTTTCCTCTTACTGTAATAGTATCACCAGTTGAAAGAGTCTTCACAGCGTTGATGATATCTTCATCTCCATTTGTGTAGCACTGAAGTGCAAAGTCATCATCTTCAGGAAGAATGATAATGTATGATGAGTCGCTATCTATATTTGAAAGTTTTCCTGTAATTTCAAGATACTTGTCTTTGTACTCATCAGAAGCTGCTGCTGCATTCTTGTCAAGAGCATCCACCATGTCACTGATAGAAACCTGTGTATACTCAATTGTTTCTTCCTGTTTAGCATCTGTGTCAGCTTTACTGTTTGAATCACTCTTTGCTGTGGAATCGTCTGATCCACCACCGCCCATAGCAGCTCCGATAATTCCAATAACTACAATTGCAATGATAATCCATTTCAGCTTGCCACCCTGTTTCTTTCTACAATTCGGACAAACCTTTGCTTTCTTTGGTATTTCTGACTGACAATGTTTGCAAATTTTTGTTCCTGTGTTTTTTGATTTTCCCATAATCCTTTTTTCCTTTCTTTCGATATACTGTAATTGTATTACATTCTTTTGAAAAACTCAATAGATTGCACAAAAAAAGCACGGATCAACCGTGCAATTTCCGTTACAAAAATATTAGTCTTATAGTGTGATTATGCAGCTAAGTCAAACAAACCTAAAATAAACTTTCTTCCAAGCTGTGTAATTCTTCTGTGATAAATCACACGACCGCTATCAAGTGTTTCTTGCTTTATAGACTCGTATCCAAGATCGCTATAGTCAGAGTACATAACCCATGTTCCATTTGACTTATACTGAATCTTCTTTTCAGCCAGAATCTTATTCAGTTCATTTGCACTTTTCAGACCGATCTCTTTCGCAATTTCTGTCATGGTATATGTTTTGTTGACATGCATAAGGATAGCATTTGTCTTTTCAGCTTCAATTCTTGCTGCTCTTTCTTCTTTCAGTTTGGTCAGAAGCTCAATACCGAAGTCCGGGTTATTCAAGATATTATCAATAACGTTATCTGTTGCGTAGATTCCGTTCTTTCGGATGCATGGGAGGACTTCGGATGTTACCCAGCCTGTAAATCTCTCGGCTGATTCTTTTCTGCTTTGGAAAATCGTCTTATAGAGATTGGACTCATTAATATAGAGAAGTTTCTGTTCTCCACCAGCTGTAAGGGTAGGAATACTACTCACACCCTTTTCATTTAGTCTTTCTTTTACCTTTGATGGCTGAGTAAGACCCAATGCTTTACATACATCTGATAAACAGAACATTGGTTCATTTTCAATAATTACAGTTCTGATTTCTCCGAATTCCTCATTTTTAAATACGCTTAATTCATTCATTTTTTCTTCTCCTTTTCATAAAAACGTTGGTTTTTCCAAAAGGATGTGCTATTATAATTTAGTAAGCATCCTTTTAGATTGGTTGTTTTAAGAGTTGGTACTTTGGTCGGTAGGCAACTCTTATTTTTTTGTCAGAAATAGCAGAGCCTAACTCAATAGACTCTGCACCGTTCAATTCGTAACCAGACGCATCACTGGTCGGTATTCCGTTTTTCGTATCCAGCACCATCACTGGAGTATATGAGAGAAATAAAAAAGCCTGAGTACGCTGAGAGTAAAGACAGTATTTTGTACTATCATTTTTCTCAGTATACTCAGGCTGACGATTCCTGACCCTTGTTGATCTGAATCCCATTCGTTCTTCACATATTTCTCGTCGCTGATATTATTATAGCACAAATGGAATTAATAAACAACACGAGCAAGCAAAATATTTTCAATCAAATCAGTCAATGAAATAATTTCTCTCGCATGGTCAGAAATAAAATTGCAAAGGCGTTCCTCTGTTTCTATAGGAAGAGAAATTCCGTAGGTCATGCAAACAGCGTGAGTCAGCTCATGGGAAAGAACGCGGTCAAACATGGTATCTGAGAGACGATTAGACAGATAGATTGTATTGGTCATTCTGTCAGTAACACCAAGCGTGTAAACACCGTCTGACCGTCTCAGTAGCTCACTGGATGGATTTTCATATTGGACATGCCATAATTCATCATTGATATAGAAATTCATCAAATCACCTACTTAAAAAGGGAAGGCTTTCGCCCTCCCGTGAATTACATCTTATTGATAAGAGTAGCAAGCTTTGACTTCGCAAGAGTCCTCTCTTCTGGTGACATGCCGGAAATCAGATCGCTTACATCTTTTCCGAGTTCTGTCATGTAGGACTCAAGTTCATGCATCTTAGTGTCCTTGTCCTTGTGTGTATCTCTTGCTTCTGTATAGCCACGGCGAGCCATATCATAGCGACTGGATGATTTAGGCTCTGTGTAATACATTCTTCCGTGCTTGTCTCTGTCCATGTCACGATCAGTGTCCCAGTCACGATACATCTCAGGAGTCATGTGCCAATAAGGCGGCTCATTGTATCCTCTTCTCATTCCGTGACCTTTCGGAGCGAATCTGCCGGACTTATAACGGTATTCGTCATAATATCTCCTGGCATCCTCTTCACCGTACTGGTCTTTGAACATTTTTAGAAGATACTTCTCTTCCTCTTTTTCATCTTCCTCAGCTTCTTCCATAGCTTTTGAGATTCTTGCATGATATTCGGCATCTGCAAGGTCTTTAATCATGTCGATGACCTGTCCCATCTCGCAAGTATTAACGTTTTCAATACCGCTAGAAAGTTCAGAACAAGCGCACTCAGAAAGCTTTTCAATCAATTCATGTATATGTTTGATATGCATACTCGTTCACCTCCTAAGCTTCTCTTGTAACAACAAGGTTCGCATTTGCCACGTTGATTTCCTGCGTACTTGTATTCTCGACAGCGATATTCACGCAGCATCCGGCCGGTACGTCAATATAGATACCAGCAGATACATTATTGTACTGGTCAACTGCTGCCGGAGTACTAATCATCTGAGAAGAAAGAACAGGCTCTCCGCTGATTGCGATAGCCAGTGAGATTGCTCCGGCTGTACCTCCGGTCGGTACTGCGATATTTGCTGAAAAATCAACAAAATAGCGCGCTCTGCACTGATTTGTGATTCCTCTAAGAGTAACGATTCCAGAACCCTCGCGATGTTTAATGCAGTTATTTCCTTGAACTGCCGTGTTTGTAAAGATAACATTTCCGTTCACTGCTACTTCTTGAGCAGAAACAGCTAAATATTCAGCCATAGTCTTTTACCTCCATAATTTAAGGGACAAACTATTTGTAGTCTGCCCCTTGTATTCGTAATACTGCTTATAGCAGACATAACATTTAAGTTAAGTTACTCATTCGTCTTGGAAAGAATATCCAAGATTTGATTTTGATTGGAAATTATCTTCTCGAGATACTCCCTGTCCTGTCTCTGCAAGGCTCTTAGCAAGTCATCATTAGACGTTTGCTTCTGATCTTGGTCGTATCCAATCATCTGCAAGATAACGGAAAAGACGTTCAACATATCAAGAAAAGAGTAGTTTCCGTTTTGATTGTTGGTCATTAACAACCACATCCATTACCGCATCCGTAATACACATTCGGGTTAGGTACCTGATATGCCGGAATTGGTGTAGGGTTTACAGCATTGATAATCTGATTTGTCTGAGCTGTCATTGCAGTAGTCAGAAGAGCATTCTGTCTATCCTGTGAAGCTGCAAGTCTCAGATCGTTGTTCTCAGCCTGTAATGTAGCGATCTTATCCTGGCAGAGGTAATCAAGGATTGCTCTTGTTCCAGCGTTCTGACTCTCAATGATGTCACGAGTGTTCGTATTCATTGTGTTCTGCAAAGCGCATGTATCCTGTGCCATGTCAAATCTTACCTGAGAAATAGCTTCTCTGTTCTGGCAGCAACAATCGGAAAGCTGTGCCTGTAATGCATTCTGACCCTGCATCAAAGCAACATTTGTTGTGTTGAATCCCTGCTGTGTCTGGTATCCCAGATTGCAGATTGCATTGTCAACTCCGTGGAATCCATTCATCAGAGCTGTGTTCTGAGCGTAAAAGCCATCACACAATCCATTGTTGATTCCGTCCAGTTTTCCAACAATGTTCTGAGTATCGAATCCCCTCTGAATGTCAGCCTGTGTAGCTACTGTTGCTGCATAACCGCCACCATTTCCGAATCCGTTACCAAATCCATTGTTTCCCCAGCCAAAAAGCAGTGCGAATACGACGATGATCCATAACCATCCCCCGTCTCCCCAACCAGCTCCATCAGCGTAACCGCCTGTTGCTGGCATGACTGGCATTGTAAAAGGTGTGTTAGTTGAGTTAAACATATTAGTTCCTCCTTAATTTTATTCATAAAGAGGTTTCTCGAGTTTCTGTGCACAAACCTCTAATATGCTATAATCCAAACTTACTTCTTATTTGATTCATAAGTTCATCAACATTTGTTCCTTGTTCTTTTCCAAGGTTCCTTGCCAACTGCTCTATTCCTTTCATGTCTCCTTTTTGAGCCATATCAAGAGCATTCTTGGCCATGGGGTTGTTCATTACTTGATTATTCCCCATCATCTGTTTTAAAAACTGCTGAGGATTTCCGAAAAGGTTAATTGGGTTCATTCTCCGTCACCATCCTTTTTGACTGTAGACCGTGTTTTCGGTTTGCTGTTGCTCATAGAGTTTTCCAGTTCATCAAGCTTCCGTCCAAGCTCGTCAAATCTCTTCATAAACGCTTCTGTCGCATCGTCAGATAGCCCTATTTTCATTTCTGATTGAGTAGACGGTAAATTGTCTGTCTGCTGATTTTGAACAGGCTTAAAGACGATTGTCTGAATAGTTCCGTTGGCAGTCCATGACTTTAAATAGATTTCTGACAAATCATTTTTTGGAAACAGCGCATAAGGAGCGTTCATTGGAACGTCACTTGCCTGTATCGTCTCTTGACCATCAACAATGTGACCAATCAGTTGTGGTTGCTGAATCTGCTGCGGGACCTGTTGTATCTGATTGTAAGCAGGCTGTTGAGCTTGCATCTGTTGAACTGGTTGCTGATATGGAGTTCCGTACCTCTGCTGATTCTGCTGCAAGTACGGATTTCCGAAATATGGATTCTCGTACATGATAGACCTCCTATCTTTCACACACATCCTCAAGTATCTCTTCTTTTGAAGCAAACGGTTTATCAGTGTAAACTCTTCTGTCAATCACATCTTCTACAACATGAACAACCGTTGACTGATATTCAAGTGGGATGCCATTGAGACGATCATCACTGAATATCTGAACAAGTATCGCATCTGAAAACATTTGACCGCCTCCTTATGGTTAAATTTTCGCATAAAAAAAGACGGTTAAACCGCCATCGCACATTATTTATTCAGTAATCAAACCGTAAA